CTCTCTGTCGTTAGAGCCTGGGAGATTGTCCAGGCTGTCCCTCTATATCATCGGAGGCCGGAAGGCGGTCCGGGCCGCTTCTCTTCCTCTCTGTCGTTAGAGCCTGGAAGATTGTCCAGGCTGTCCCTCTCTATATCATCGGAGGCCGGAAGGCGGTCCGGGCTGCTTCTCTTCCTCTCTGTCGTTAGAGCCTGGGAGATTGTCCAGGCTGTCCCCCCTTATGCGCTATAGGGCCGGATCATTTCGCCCCGAAAAAACTTTTTACTCCCCGTAGGGGAGTAATCGGGAGCCCCGAAATTTTTTTGCAAAAAGGGCTTGACATTCGGTGCTCCCGATGCTATGATGCAATCGCAATCGGGAACACCGAAAGTGAGCCGAGAGGCCCACGGGCCACGACAGCAGCGCAGCGGCGGGAATGATCGCAGGCCGCGAGCCGGGCCGCAGACGGCAGGCACAAGACGGAACACAACAGGCCACGCAGGGCGGGCGCAACCCGCAAGCACCTTGACAACCGAACACGAGGCCCCGCCCACCCGCACGGGCTGACCGATCAACCACCGAAAAGCCGAGGCCGTGGCCGAGGCAGAGCGCCGCCCCAGCGCGACGATCCCAACAGGGCAGACCCAGTCCGAGCGCAGCGACACCCAGCGCCATGACGCCCAGGCAGCCCGCCCCACGGGTGGCGGCTTAGAAATAACCCGCCCAGCCGCAAGGCCAACACCATAAAGCAAGGAGGAAAACACATGTTTATTAACCCCTACGACAAAGAAAGGATTTCCCGCCAATTTCCCGCTGCAATGTTCCGACCGCTGGAAGATGGTGAAGAGTTTGAAGCCGGAAAAACCTATTTTTGTGGTTACTGGCACCAGGTTTTTACCGTCCTCGCTGTCAATCACGATTCTCCAATCTGGGGAGTGACTTATACTTGCAGATGGGAAGACGGCACCACAACAACGCATAGCACCAAGCCGGACCTGAAGCGCGATTTTGAGATAGTCAAAAACAGATAAAGGAGGTTATGCATATGACACCGAGTATCGAGTATCAGAATTTCACCCGAGAAGCAAAGGCCCATCTCGTGAGCGTTTTCCAGTACGACCGCGAGCACGACAACACACCAGAAAGCGCCGTGCATCTCCTGGTTGACGCAATCGGGAAAGACGACGCCGGTGAAATCCTGTCCGTTATGGTCATCTGCAAAGGCACATGGGACAGCAGAATCAGCAGGAGCAGCCGCGAGTGGGCCGAGGTCTACTGTTCCCACGACGCGGGCGAGCTGAGCGCCGTTCGGGGCCTTTACTACTGCGACGAGATCCACCCGGCCCACATGGAGCAGCTTGTCAGAGCATACCGCAGGCTTTACCCCGTCTGACGATGGCCCGCCGGTCACGGGCCGAAACGCCGCAAGGCGTCACGGGAGACCAACGCCCCGAAATTATCTTACAGGAGGCCAACACCATGACAAACGAACAGATTATTTTCAACGCCGCGCAGCAGCTCGCCGAGGCCGGCGCGATCAAGTACACGGGTCGCGTATTCAAGGCCAAAGACGCCGAGGGCAACGAGATCCAGTTAAAAGAGACCGAGGCGATCCACACATACAACGCATGGAAAGCGCTGGGCTTCCAGGTGCAGAAGGGTCAAAAGGCCGTCGTCAAGTTGACGATCTGGAAGCACGCCACCAAGACCGACGAGGAGACCGGCGAGGAAGAAAGCCGGATCTTTATGAAAAACGCCGCGTTTTTCTCCGCTTCCCAGGTGGAGGCCGTGCCCGCATGATGTACGCCGCTCCCCTGTTCCGCCTGATGATGGGCCGGGCAGCTCCCGGCCCGAAACGGGCTAAAATCAGCCCGTCGCGGATAGCTACAACGCCCGCAAATCATTTGAAAAGGAGCTTTTACAATGGCTAAGTTTGATTTTACCGCCAACACCATAACTTGCGCCGGGCGCACATTCCCGGTTAAATACAGCGTTACCCCGTCCGGCTCCGTGATGGTGTTTGTCACCATGCCGGACAGTGACAAGCCCGCCCGCGTCCGTTTCACGCCGAAAGATGAAGCATACCCCGCCGCGCTGGCCGCCGCGAAAGGCGAGCTTTCCGGCGTCTATGAGCAGCCGGAGGAGCCCGCCGAGGAACGCCCCGAAATCATTTCAAGCCCGGTCGAGGCCGCCCCGGTCGAGATCGAGCAGCCCGCCGAGGAGGCCGCGCCGGTCGAGATCGAGCAGCCGACACCGCGCGCCGTCCCGGAAAAGACCTTTATCGGCGAGACGATTACCGGCAAGGGCTGGCGGATCCTCTTTGACGGCGAGGCGCAGCGCACCCGCGTGTGCTTTGACGCCGCCCCGACCGACGCCGCCCGGGCCGCCGTGGAAAAGGCCGGTTTTTACTTCTCCGCCGCGCTCAATAGCTGGAACAAGAAATTGACTTTCAAGGCACACCGCGCCGCCGTGGCCCTGTCCGGCGAGCTGTCAGCAATCTACGCATGAACGCCGCGCAACCGTTCCGCCTGATGATGGGCCGGGCAGCTCCCGGCCCGAAACGGGCTAAATCAGCCCGTCGCGGATAGCTACAACGCCCGCAAATCATTTGAGGAGGCCAACACCATGAACGAAAACAAGCCCGCGCCGATCCTGGTTGAATGGGAAACCGGACGCTATGAGCTTTCACCCGAATTTATTTGCAGCTGCGCGCCCGCCAAGCTCCGCAAGGTGATGAAGCAGGCGACGAAGCACCCCGACGAGACCGCCGCTGAAGTCCGCGCCTGCATCGAGGCAGCGCGCAAGGCAGCGCTGCACGACAAGAAAGAGCGCGCCCGCCTGGGAAAGCTGCTTGACGTGCTGGAGCCCGCGAAGAAAAAGAGCGCCGCCGCCCGTGTGGCCGCGCGGATCGTCAAGCGGATCCCGGACACAATGCGCGACTTTCAAGGCGTATTCACGCGAGACGGAAAAAGCTGCATTTGTGACGGCTATATACTTCTTTGCCTGTCTGAAACACTGGACTTGCCGCCCGTTGCCGGCGGCAGCGTCAACGCCGCGAAAATGATCGAGACGGCCCGCAAGGAAGCCGCCCCGCTGGCTTTGCCGAGCTTGGCCGAAGTCAAGAGCTTTCAGCACCTCGCCAAGACCGCCCCGCGTGGGGCCTGGCTGGATCGTATCTACCCGGAGAGCAAGCGCACCCTTTACGATTTCGGCACAGATATGCCGCTGGTGGATCTTGCTCTGCTGCGTGACGTTCTGGAAGCTCTGCCCGGTGCCCGCGCCTGCTGGACGACGCCGAGCGCGCCGCTTGTTTTCACCGCCCCGAACGGTCAAGCCCTGCTTTGCCCGGTGAAGCCCGTCGGCAACGCCGGAGCAACCCGCAGCGCCGCGCCGGTGGAGATCGAGCAGCCCGCCGCACAACGCCCCGAAATCATTTCAAAACCGCGCAAGCAGCGCGAAAAGGCATTGACGCCGGGACAGTTCGCCGCACAGATGGCCACGCTGGCGCCGATCGAGTTCACGCCGGAAGAGTTTGCCGCGAGCCTCGCGGCCTGATTATGGAGGGATTGACATGGTACACGCCTTTGTATATGCATGCGCTCACCCGTTTTTACTGTTCCTGCCCGCGCTGATCTTCTTTCTGCTGCCCGTGTTCCCCGCCATAGCGCGGGAACGCGAGAAGGCACGGAAAGAGCGCGAACGGGAAGCGCGCCGCAAGGCCGCCGAGGAGAAAAAGCGCGCTGCTGCCGAGGAAAAGCAGCGCAAGGCCGAGCAGAAAGCAGCCGAGGGCACCGCCCCCAAGCGCGGCCCCGGACGGCCCCGCAAGTACCCCGCCCCGGATCCTGACGCGCCGAAGCGCAAGCCGGGCCGCCCGCGCAAGGCGGCCACGGAGCAACGCCCCGAAATCATTTCAAGTCCGGTTTTCACGCCGGACGAGTTCATAGAGCACATAGGTTGAGGAGGTTTTTTATGGAAAAAGCATTGATGACCCGCCCGCGCTGCGCGGTTCACGCCTGCGAAATGGAGTTTGTTATACCGCGCACGCCGGAGCAGCGTTTTGTCGGAACAATGTACAAGTGCCCGATGTGCGGGAACAGCGTCTTGCTGCCGTCGTCGGAGCTGACCGCTTTTCTTGATAAGCAGAAGGGAGAAACGAAATGAACAAGATCCATACTTTGAGTGTTGATGTACTGCGCAGCCCCCTGGGGGACTTCACAAACGGCGGTGTATCGAGCCGCTTTCGCTCTCTCGCGGTCTACTGCCCCGACGGGCCGCACTCCTTTGATGCCGACAAGGAAACGCCCCTGAATTTCTGCATGGTCGAAAAGCGCTATCTGCTGGGCTCCATTCATGCGCGGATTGTCCCGGCGATGGTGAATGAAAACGGCAACGTCGTCCCCCGGCCGCGCTGGTGGATGAAGGGAGGCAACGTCGGAAACACATCTGACAGCCGCTTTTGCAGGCTCTCCGGCGTGTATTATCCCCTGGACATACACGACCGCTGCGAGCTCTGACGCCGCCAAATCATTCCGCCTGATGATGGCCCGCCGGTCACGGGCCGAAACGATCCCCGCCGGGATCGTCGCGGAAAACCAACGCCGCAAAATCATTCCGAGAGGAGCCAACAACATGGACGAAAGCAATTATTTCATCGTCAACCGGGAGACCGGCAAGCTGGAACTGCACTTTGAGAAATCCACCTATGACGAACTGCCCGACGAGCAGAAAGCCGAAATCAAGAGTAATTTCTTGTGGGGTCGGAAATCTGGCTGCTGGATCAGCCGCGCGAAAGTCCCGAATCTGTACGCCGCGCGCCGCTGCGCGGAGCACATCGGCCTGGCGGACGCCGGGCAAACGGGCGAGCGTCTGAGCTTTGCCGAGCAGATGGAGCGCAAGCAGGCCCGCGCCGAGCGCCGCGCAGATCGTTACGAAGCCCGCGCCGACGCCGCCGAGAAACACGGCGAGCAGCTGCAAGCCCCCATCGAGAAGATGCACGGCGACATTGCATTTTTCACACAGCCCATCGTAAACACCAGCGCCGGGCGCGCGTTCGGACGCCGCCGGGAAAAGATGTTTGCGGCCTGGGAAAGAGGCTTTGACGAGTTCCGCAAGTCCGAATACTGGCAGGAGCGCGCCGAGATCGCCCGCCGGACGGCGGCCGGGAAGGAGCTACAGGACAAGGGCTTTATCCAGCGCCGTATCAAGGAGCGAGAGAGCAGCATCCGCAAGCTGGGCAAGCGGGAAAAAGAGTACGAGGGATATTTGACCGCCATCGAGAAGGGCGAGACGCCCCGCGACGGTTACGGCTGGGAAGTGAAGCTCACGCCGGAGCAGATCCGCGCGCAGATCGACGCCGATCTTGACCGGCTGGAAGCGCTGCTTGACGAGCTGGGCTATTATCAGGAGGCACTTGCCGCCCTGGGCGGCGTGGAGTTCAGCCGGGACACGCTGAGCGCGGGCGATATGCTGATAATCTCCCGGTATCAAGAGCCGGTTCGGTTCCTGCGCGGCGGCCCGAAAAACTTCACCTATGAGTTTACACAGCCGCACATGAGACTTGCCGACGGTACGCCCATGCGGGGCCAAGCGGCCTATGCCGAGATCGTCCGCCGGGCAGACGAGGAAACGGCCCTCACGCCGGAGGAGTTCGCCGCGAGCCTGGCGGACTAACGCCGCCGGATTATTTCAAATCATGCCCACCCCGGAGGTCACGAGGGCAGAAAGGTGTTTTTATGAGAGAGCGCGACGCAAAAGCGGCGGCCCGGTTCGGGATCCTGGACAGGCTGCAAAAGCTGGAATCGGATTTGCTGACCGTCAGAGGGGTGAAGGAGATCGAATTTGACGTTGACAACTACGACGAAATCCCCCAGGTTATCATCCTTGCCCGGTATGATATTCCGCCATCTGTAGAGGATTATTTCACGCAGCGCAAAAACCAGGTCGAAGAAATCCTATACGCCTGTTTGAAGCACGATCTCTTCCCGAGTGGGGACAGGATCGAGGACTACGGGGAACACTGGTACATCGTGCGCCGCGTCGGCAAGTCATGGCCGCGCAGATAGTCACGTTTGTAAGTCTCCCGGCCCACGGGTGCCGGGATAGAAGTAACCCGCCCAGCGGCAACGCCGCCAAATCATTCCGAAAGGAGCCAACACCATGCCCCCTATTGCAGAACAGGCCGCCCATCTTGGATTTGAGATCGTCGGCCACCTGACCCGCCGCCCGGAGGAAGAACGCAACCGGCGCGAGCAGATCTACACGGATGCCGCCCACAATACATACTACCTTGTGCGCGGGATCCTGACCATTGTTGCAGCAGACGGCAGCGTGATCTAACGCCGCCAAATCATTCCACGCGCCCGCCCGTGGGCCTCATACGCGGGCAAGGAGGTTTTTATGATCGTCGTGAAATCTATGTGTGATACCTGCAAGCATGACAAATGCCCCGGCGGCTGCGAGTATGCTTGTACCGGCGTCGAAGGGTGGGACGAGGAAAACGAGGTCGTTACCTCATGTCAGGACTACGAGGAGGGACAGCCATGATTATCCCGAAGTATGTTCAAGAGCTGATGGAGCGCGCCCGGTATGAGTATGACCGCTGCACGGAAAACGAAAACTACGGCGTCGGCTACACCGTCGCCATCCGCAAGGCTACGCCCTATGCCCAGGCGTGGACGCTGCGCAAAGAGGCTGAGAGGCTTTGCAAATGGGCCAACCGCGCCGCAGGCGTCGAGGTAGCACACATCCTGTATATTCCCAAGCAGACGCATTATCACGAGCAGAGCGCCGTCGTGACGATCTTCGACCCTGTGATGAAGCACATCGAACAGTTTATGCCGGAGAATGCCCGGCAGTAACGCCGCGAAATCATTTCAATCACGCCGCCCCGGAGGTTACGAGGGCAGAAAGGACAAAAGATGCAAAACATTCCGAACGTCGAAGAAGTACTTAAAAGGACTCGTGAAGAGTGCCTGCGCGGGATAAACAGCGCCCACTCATACGGTGGTAGATCGGCTTGGTACTATACCCATTGCGGAGAAATTGAAATGGCCTTTCACCTTGGACTTATAGCACAGGAACGGTTCGAAGCGCTCAATGAAGAATGGCACCGGCACAAGCCTACGAGCTAAGCCGAAACGCCCTACGGGGCGTCCGCCGGGGATCGCCGCCCGGCGCTGATGATGGCAGGCGAGAAAGGAAAGTTTTATGTACCGCTTCATGTACTGCAAAACACTGAACGCGCTGGGCGAGATCGGAGAGGCTGATTATGACAATCTGCACGATCTGATTCTGTGTCTTATCAATTTCCGCAACAAGGATTGCGAAAAGCTGTGCGCCGGGTATTCCGTCTATGAGTTGACGGAGGACGGCGAGCTTGGAAAGACGCTGCTGAATTGGCAGCACGACGGCACATGTACCTTTGGCCGTCTGGCAGACCCGGATAATCCTGCATACTTTTTCGCGGCCTGACGCCGCCGAATCATTTGACACGCGCGCCGCGTCGTATTATACTGACGGTAACACCGAAAGAAAGGAGCCAACACCATGCCGAAAACGGTCTACACGCCCGACGAGGCGCGCCGCGCGCAGAACGAAGCAAAGGCGCGGTACGATGCCGTGAACGCAAAGCACATCAGCATGAAGTTCAACGTCAAGACCGACGCTGATATTCTGTCGAGGATCCAAAAAGAGGATAGTGTGCAGCGCTACATTAAGCGCCTGATCCGGGAGGATATCGCCCGGAACGGAGGCTGACATGAAGCTGATCTTGATTTTTGCCGTGCTGCTGGGCGGCTTTTTAATTATCGGCACGGTCGCGGCCATTGCGGAAAACCGCAAGGAGCACCGCGAGGACGAGCCGGAGGAGCTGCCCCGCGTGGTGATCTCCCAACAGGTTCCGTCCGTGTTCGATACCTTCAAGGGCGACAAGGAGTAACGCCGCCCGATCATTTTCGACGGCAACGCCGCCGGGTCATCTTGGGAGGACTTGACAATGACAGACCTTGAATTGTTTTGCGACATGCTTTCCCGTGCAGGAGTGCAATTTCAAAAGACAGACGCCGGTAACTTTTATGCCGATGTAGAGGGCACTGTTACGGCAGTTGAGTTGTCGGCCAAAAGCGATCATGTGTATGGCTACGATAGCTTTACCACACATTTCACCTTTGACAAGGAAACCGGCGCACTGAACAGCGTATATATTTGGGAATAATCCCGCCTGATCATTTCAAATTGACGCTCCCGCTCGACGGGGGCGTCTTTTTTATGCCCTTTTGGAAATGAGTTGCACTTTTCGCTGTTCGGAAGTGCAACTCATTTTCCCGTGCCCCTATAAGGTCGTTCCCGCTGTGATTTGTCGCCGGAGAGGGTGAAAGCCGCCTCTTTTGTCAACCGCCAAAATGGCCCGGTCGCGCCGGTGCTGGGTTAGTCATAATAGGATGTTGTGTCAAACACGTTTTGGGGCGGTTTTTTCATGAAAATCAAGGCTTCCGGGAAAACCGGTCAACCTGTGTTTGCCCATGCCTTAATATGACAAACAGAGCGCCTAAACGGGAGAACAGAAGCAAAAATATAGACGCCCCCGGAGGAATCTCCGAGGGCGTTTTTTCATACCCCGTGAACGCGCGAGGCGATCATATCCGCCGTGTGCGTGTAAAGTACATTCGGGTATTGCTCAATGGCCGTGCCGAGATAACCCCATTCCGTTTTGTCGCAGTATGCGCCCATGTGCCATCGAATGCATAAAATTTCTTCCTCCGTCAGCGGAAGGAGTTGCTGAGCGAGAATCACAGATTTATCCCCATGGCCACAAAGGTTCTGTCCTGGGCGGTGAGAAAAACTCCCGTCCTCACTCGGCTCGTACTGATCGCACTTACAAAGGTCGTGCAGCATGCCGACAAGATAAGGGCTCTCCTTGCGGATCCATTGCAGAGACAGCGAGGAAGTCAGTTCCAACAGTGCGAGCGTCACCATCCGCGAATGCTCGAACAGCCCCCCAGGATAGGCCGAGTGAAAGCGCGTGGAGGCCGGAGCTATAAAGAATCCCATCGGCACAAGCTTTTCCACCAGGGTGCGGCAAGTGTCTTTCCCAAGCCCCGGCTCCATAATTCGGATAAATTCATCAATTCCTCTTTCCATCGTATAATCCTTTCCTATGCGCCCGTTACGCGCATCTTTTCTCAAAACATGCACGTTACCGGACATGCCGTCCGGTCAGCATGTTCATTTTCATCATGCTTTCGTCGATGTTCTCCTGAACGACGCCGATATACACCAGCGTTTCCCGCTGGAAGGAGTGGCCGAGGATCCTTTGCAGGCTCACCACGTCTCCGGTCGTTTGGTAATAGTGATAGCCGAAGGTCTTGCGCAGCGTGTGGCACCCGATCCGCTCCTCGATCCCGGCTTTCTTGGCGATGGTGTTCATGATCTGATAGCACCGCTGCCGGGAGATCGGGCGGCTCTTGTGGGTGATGCCGTCCTTCTGGCGGCTCTGGAAAATGTACTCGTCCGGCTTCCGGCCGGCAAGCAGACGGTTGATTTCCTTCCGGGCGGCGGGGTTAATCAGGATCCGCGCCTCCTTGCCGGTCTTTTTGGCCTGCATCTGCGCGTAGTCACGGCCCCGGAGGTCTGATACCTTGAAACGCCGGAAATCGCTCACACGCAGCGACGTGTTGAGACCGACAAGCAAGATAAGCTCCCAGCATACCTCGCCGGTTTTCCGGTGGGCGTCATGCTCGCGGGCGATCTCGAAGCACCGCTGCAGCGTGTCAAGATCCCGGATGGGCTGTACCAGCTTCATTTGTGTTTTCACTTCCTCACATTATGACAAATAAGAGCGCCGAAAAAAACAAACGAGGCCAAGCATCCGAAGTCTTGGCCTCGTATCTATGTTGTGTTGTTGTCAGGTGGTCAGCGCGGCAGCGGCTTTCTTGATTGCCTCCGTACTGGCGTCCTCCGTCTCAGTGTTCCCCTCAACAATATCGGGAACTTCCAGCAGCTGATCCAGAGCAATGCCGTTCTGTACTTTGAGTTCACGTACCCAGTCCTTGCCCGCTCCCATAATAAGCGCGCAAATATCAATGCCGACAGCATCCAGCAGATTCTTTGTCGGTTCGGAGAGCTTTTTAAGGGTTCTGGCAAGCAGTTCCGCGTTGATTTCTTTAATCTGTTCGAGCGTGAGTTTCCCGGTTTCACTTGCTTCTTTCAGATCATCTACCAAATCCTGCTTCAGTTCGCCGACGGTGAGCCTTGCCATTTCAAGGACGGAGCTGACCGCGAGGATGATATTCTGAAAGTTTTTCTGTTCCCCGCCCTTTTTGGCCCATACAGCCGCGGCAATAGTCAGGGCAGTGACGCAGGCGGCCTCCAGGATGTTGAGACCGTTCTTGATCGCCACGCCGGCGATGGTATCAGTGCCGTCGGGGTTGGTCATGGCGGGCATGGTACAGGCCGTGAGGGCAAAGACCATTGTCAGTGCGAGAATGAGAGTCAGAATTTTCTTCATAGTGTTTCCTCCTTTTATTTGCTCGATGTGGTTGCCTCCAATATGGACACATCGAGTATTTACTTTGTCATAAGGCTTTGCAGGTACTCCATGATGTCGTCGCGGGCGTCCTGCATCTGATCGGTATTGCCGTTATGCAATTCATGATCGAGAAGTGCCATGACACCCGCTGACGTGACACGGGAGCTTTCCTTCAAGCTCTCGATGTCCTTCTTCTGCCGTTCAAGCTCCTGCTGATGCTCGTCCAGGCGTTGCTTATCGTTGGAGAATTTTTTCTCCACGTCCTGCGCGGCGTTTTTTGAGGGTGCTTTCCATTTCCGGAAAATATCGGCGGCCTTGTCAATGGTAACAAGGCCGCCGAACAGTCCTCCGAAAATCACAAGCAGAACCTTTCCTGCTTCCCATATCTGGTCAATTGTCAGTTCCATCTTTTTCCCCTTCCCTTACTGTCAATACAGTTCCCAAGATTGTCCGTTGTCCAAAACCGGAATAAAAATTTCATACGCGCTGCCTGTGTCAATGGCGAACTGGTATGGGATATTTTCTTCGCCGGCTGCGATATTTGCACCCGCCGGAATAGCAGTCGCCTCGATCCTGATATCAGTCCTTACAACAGACGGGGAAACAAGCTCTCCGTCATTCAATGTGACCTCGCGGAGAAGATAGCCGACAGCTGCCGTGACTGTGATCTCGATCACGTCGCCATAGGTGATTGTCGCGCCGTCGGATAGCGTCGAACTCCCGCGCTTCACCAGAACGTTGGCTCCTCTCTCCGCGGAGATCGAAAGCAAAAAGGTTTTCAGCGTGGCCGTGCTGACCACGCTCACCGCGCCCGTCACGGTATGCTTGCCGCCGCTCGTAAAGGCTGAGCCGTTCACCGTGTGCGTCCCCAGGTTGTACCCGGTCGAAGCTGAAAACGTAATGGTCAGCTCGTCGCCGTAGGTGATCGTCGCGCCGTTGGAAAGCGTCGTGCTCCCTCTTTTCACCATGATGTTCGATCCTGTTCCCTCAGAGATCGAAAGCTCATAGGTTTTCAGCGCTGCCGTGCTGGCCACGATCACCTCTCCCGTGACGGTATGCTTTCCGCCGCTCGCGAAGGTCGAGCCGTTTACCGTGTGTGCGCTCAGTTCATACTCAGGCGGCGACGAAAATGAAATGGTCAGCTCGTCGCCGTAGGTGATCGTCGCACCGTTGGAAAGCGCCTCATTCTCCCGCATTACTGCGATGGATGAGTTCGCTCCCTGCAGGATTGTCAGCGTGAAGGTTTTCAGCCGCGCCGTGCTGACCACACTGGTATCGGATGTGACGGTCAAGGTCCCGCCACTTGTGAAGCTCGCGCCGTTCACTGTGTGAGTTTCGAGATTATACCCGCTCGTGGCCGTAAAGGTAATCGTCAGCTCGTCGCCGTAGGTAATCAGCGCGCCGTCGGAAAGCGTGGTGCTCCCTCTCTTCACCACGATGTTTGATCCAGTCCCCTCGGAAATTGAAAGCTCAAAGGTTTTCTTTTCCCATACGGCATACAGCGTGAGGCTGCTCGATCTCGTGCCAATGTTCTGCCCTGCGGAGTAGGTCGCAGTCGTTGCTGTGCTGCTCGTAGCCCAGCCGAGGAACGTGTAGCCGGTTCTGGTTGGCTTGGTGGATGAAAGCACGATGCTCTCAGTCGAGCCGTAGAAGTAAGTCGCGCCCGGAGCGCCGCTGCCGCCGTTGGCGTTGTAGGAGACGTTTAGCGTTCTGCTTTGCGAAATGTTGATGTAGTATCCGTCGTCCAGCCAACTTGAGTAGGCTCCAGAGTAGTCGTTCATCGAGATAACGCCGCCGCGTAGGCCGAGCTTAATGGAGGCATTACCACTGTTGTCGTGTCGAACAGTCAAGCTCGGAAAAGAGTCTCCTTGCGCAAAAAGCCCAACCCAGTCGTTGTACGGATTTGACCAAGTTCTGAGATAATTACCAGATGAAAAATACGTCGGAAAACCGTAAATTTTACTTCCATCTCGATAAATACCGCCACCATTATCTTTCGAATTAAACATACGAAGGTCGTTGCCCATGTTAACGGTGGTGCGTATCTGAGGCCGGAAAGATACGGTAGAAGTATTCGTCGAAGCGTCATAGGAGGACTCCCAGTAGAACCTTGTCTCGAAATAAAAATCGCCTGTGTCTCTCGGATGGGAATTAGTATACCCACTTGCCATTCAGCTCACCTCACTGTGCTTTTACAAAGGCGATCCTGCCGACCGTTCCTGCCGGCGGAAGGTCGTCAAAACTGGAAAAGAAGTGAACATTCTGCTTCAAAATAATCGGGCCCTCCGGAGATAAGCTTGTCGGGAAACGCAGCTTTTCATCAACGGAATCCATGGCAGCGTCTAATGAGCTCTCCGTCACGTAGGCATTGGAATCCGTTATGATTTTCAGACTGCCTTCATCAGTAATTGCATGGATAAGAAAAAGCGCAAATGCGAAGTTGGGAGAAGCCTCCGCTGTCGGAATTGAGACGCCCGTGCCGCCCACATCCTGGTGCAGGGCAAAAAGAACGGGCTCATCATTTCCCAAATGAGCCCATAGCCCGATCTCGCGGGCTGTATATGAAACTGTGGCCGCAGGGCCGACAAGGATTTTTAACTGGATCCCCTGCTCCGTTGTCTTTTTGCTGACGATCTGCGCGTCGCTCTGTTTGCTGCTCAGATCCGTAGCGCTCTTCATTTCTGCCTCGGCCACTTGCCCGCTCCCGACACTTGCGCTGTCGATCGTCAGGACTTCATTGCCTCCTGCCCACTGCTCCATGAGTTCCCGGCCTTTGTTGGTGATAACCCCTTTCCAACTCATTTATATCCCTCCTGCCGTTTGGCTCGTTTCTACAATTTCAATATCTGTTATAGCCGTGAGAACGTCCACGCTCGCATAGCTGGTCTGAGAATTGAACGTAATGCTGTCGAGAAGACTGCGAACATTTTTGATCCGCTCGATTGTCTCGTAAGCCCATGCGTTGCTTTCTGCCGACCACTGGCCGCTGACGGTCACTCTGAAATGGAAAGGGTCTCCCCCGTATGCAAACCATTCCTCGACCATTGCGGTGTTGAAGGCGGCTTTCAAATACTTTTCAATGCCTGCCGCGGTGCCGCTTAAAGCGTAGAATAGAAGCGCCTCGTCAATCCATTGCCGTTTGGTCTCGATATCGGCCGATTCATCGTACAGCAGGTTATATTCCCACGCCAATTCATTCAACCGCCATTCCGGCATAGATCCCACATCGGTAATGCACTTCAAGCCCTGCTCCACGGTGTTGTTGAAAACCTGAAGCGCTGCTTCGATAGCCTTTGCGACAGCGTAACCGTTCTTATCGTTCAGAATGAATTGAGGCGCCCATTGTTCAGCTTTCGTGTCAAACATTCCAACGCCCCCTTAAATCGCGGAGATCGTAATTGTTCCCTTGCACCGCTCCGTCGATGCGATCTCGGTATATTCCACCTCTCCGCCGTCGCCGAACTCGCTCCCGGCTCCCCACAGTACGCGCGTCGCGCCCGCCTGATAGATCTCCGCCATAAGTCGGTCAGGGTTAAAGGCTCGGCCGATCACGCTGTCCTGCCACTCCTGGTAGCTTGTCACAGCCTTCGCTATGGCCACGCTGACGGCACTGCCGCTCTCTGCTCTGTACTGCACATTCAGCGTATAAGGCACGTCTGCCGCGCACTGTACAGTCACAGTATCAGTCAAAGGCCGTACATCAGATGCCGAAAGCGCCTCCAAGACCTCTTCTACAATGGCCGCTGCGCCTGTTCCTTCGGAAAGGATTAAATACACCCCTACCTGACCCGCTCCGCGATTCAAGGCCTTGGCGTCGATGATTTCACTGCTTACAGCTTTTGCCGCCGCCTCATACTGACGTTCCGATCCAGTTGATAAACTGGCAAGACCATAGTCGCGGATCCGCTCGCGGTAGGTTTCATCATCCTCTTTCTCGTTGCCGCCGCTGGCGTTGGAGGCGGAAATAATGCTGTACACGTTGGAATTGGAAACGGCAAGCTGCATTTGCGTCCCTGCGAGCAGTCCATTACCGGAGCTTCCCGCTCTCACCGCCTCCACTTCAACCGTGGCGATTTGCTGATAGCCGGTCAAAACGAAGTCCTCGACCAGCGCGTAGAATATTTCTCCGTCAGCCGTCATGGTCGTGCCGGCCTCAAGCGTTTCTTCTTGGCCGGTGGCCTTGGTCGTGATCGTAACCGTGGCTTTCGCCGCTGTTGCTTCAATGCGCGGACAATTTCTCTGCTCTCCGAGGATATCCAGGTAATCGCCCACAGCATAACGGAGCGTCTGCATCCGCAAGCCGTTGTCAACACCGGCAAAGCACTGCACGATGTCTGCAAGAACCGCCCGCAGGAGGATTTCTTTTTCGTCGCCTGGGTAAAGAATATCTCCCCCGGCTTCGACGTAGTTTGTCATCATCTTTTCCCAAATAGCATCGGGATCAAAGGTCAGATAATGCAGTTCGGTATTATCCATAAGTCACCCCTCAAAACGGCAATTCCAAAATCACCTTGATATACACACCGCCGCCCTCAAGCAGCGTAGCCTCTGCCTCTAATACCTCGACGTCAGGCTCCCACATCATCACACGGTCAAGCTCCGGCAAGAGCTCGTTTCGAAGCTCGCCGATCGGAAGATCGAAAAGAGCCGGATCAAAGCCGCGGAAGCGGTCGTAGGGGACCTCTCCCATTCGACACATCAGCAGGTTTTTTGCGTTCTGAAGCGTGCGTTTTACAGCGTCGCTTTCCTGAAAGTCGATCGGAGAAGCGATATTGTCGATCTGATATTTTGCCATGTTCGCCCCTCCTATTTCACCCTAGCTACCTTTTTGGCCGGTGCCGAAGCCATTTTAGCGGATTTTATAATCGCGTTCACCCCAGCCACTGCTGCCGTTACCGCTGACACGGTGGCAGCTGTGAGCTTCTTTGACCCGGAATAGTTTGACCCGGAAGAGTCTGAACTGCTTGCGCTGGCTGTTTTCGTTCCGTCCAGTAGGGACGCCTGTTTCATTGTCAGTGCAACGTCGGCCTGGATCCATTTCCCGCCCGCACTGATCTCCACGCGGGAAACGGTTGCCTCTGTCAGCATCAGCGGGCAAGCGACAAGCTTTCGGCTGCCGACGTAGAAGTAATTGGTGACCCCGCCGGTGAGCGCGGCTTGTATAAAGGCGTTCGCCTCGCTTTGTACGTCATAGCCAAGGCCTGCATGAAGCTGCACCGTAAGGCTGATCTCTATGGGCTTCCAGTTTTTCCGCTTGGTGTATTGCTGCCCGTTGTCATCCACTGTGTCCGTATTGCTGCCGACCTTTATTTGCAGATCGTTGAAGCTTCGGATAACAGAGGGCGACACTTCAAATTTCAGATTGTTCCATCGCCCGATTTCCGGCATGCTTTATCACTCCTTCCATGGGGCTTTTTCCGGCATATAGCGAATGTTGCTGTTACTCTCCGGGATTTCCACGACGGGGAGATCAAGGATTTCTCCGCCCGTAAAAACCGGCTTGCAGCAAAGCGCCGGATTTGCGTTGAGCAGTTCGCAGGCATAAACTTCATCCCCGTACACGCTGAGCGCTACGCTGTCAAAGGTCTCTCCGGCGGTGCACCGGTAAGTCTGGCCGCTTAACGTCATGTGTACACCTCCATTGCGTCACGCATTTTCTGTTCCTTCCACCACTTTTCAAGCCGCTCCTTATCCTCCTTCAGCGCCTCGGCAACGCCGCTTGCGTTGTTTGCGTGGATAACCGGGCTGTAAATAACGGTGGTCGGGCTGTTGTTGGGGCTTGCGTTCAGCCCTCCGAACCGTGCCAACAGGTCCGGCCACGTAAAGCCGGAGGCGGCGCGGGCAGCATTCAGCAGCGCGGCGGTGCGCTCGCTGTGCTCTTCCGGGATGGCCCATTCAGGAAGATCCCCTTCGCCAAAGATTGACGGCTCCGTAGCGCGTCCACCGGTTGCGAATTTGCCGTACGACCCTCCCTTCTTACTGCCGGACCCGGACGGAACGACGCCGACAGTAATGCTTGTCCCGTCGCGAGCAGCAATCTCGGCGTCCAGCGCGCTCAAATCGCCGCCCACATCCAGGGTTAAGCCTTGCCCGTCTATTTCCGCGATGCCGTCGGAAACGGCAGAAAGATCTGCTTTGGGAGAAAAAATAAGATCCGACAAACCTTGTCCCACCTGCATCCCTGCGGCGGCTGTCGGATCCATGTACATATAGGGGTTTGACGCGGCCATCTCGGCCTGTGTGTTAAAAAACCTTTGCCACCCCTCTATCTGTGCCTCCTGCTGGGCTATCGGCGTGTATGCCGTTCCGTATTGGGCCGCGCCCATCCCGTCGATAAAGGCGCGATCCCACGCCTCCGTGCTGTATCCCGTGAACCATGTCATGGGGTTCCACCACTGTCGGCTTGTGGCTGTGATCCCGGCTGCGGCGATCTCGCTTTGAACTTGTGCAATCTGCGCAGCTGCTTCGGTGTCTCCCGCTTCTTCGTAGCCGCGCCTTGCAGATTCTATGCCCTCTTGCCCGCCCATGGCAGCCATCTGCATAGCGAGCATTTTGCCGTCTGCTTCTGGCGACAAATCCTGTATTGCTCTTTGGCTCCCAAACAAGTCCATGAAGAATTGGGCGTAACCCGCTCGAATAGTGTCTATTTCCGCTTGGTGGCGCTCGTCGGCACGGCCGAGGGCTTCTTCCATTCTTTCGGATGTAGCCAGCTCTCCGTCGATATATCGTCCGTTTTCTATGGCCTGTTCCCATCGGTATTGTGCGCGAAAGCGCTCTGTTAAGTAACGATCTTCCGCCGCGGCAAGCTCATCCTCCATTGCTTGCTGTGCCTTGGCAGATATTTCTTCAATTTCTTTCGCGCTCGCTGTTTGCGATTGATATAGCCATTTCTGCTGTTGAATAAAGGCTTCTTCGCTTTGGGCCTCGGCGGCGGCGCGGGCAAGAGCGTCGTTATAGCTCCGCATATAGGCGAGGATCTGCTGATACTCCTCCTCGCTGATCTGCCCGTCGGCGAACGCGCTTCCCAGCGCCACGCGCATTCCAAAGCTGATCTCCTCTGCCTCTCCCATGGCGTCCTCATACGCCTGGTCAGTAAGCGCAAGGATCTGCTGAAAGGCCGTATCGTATTCCGCTCTGCCGTCACCACCGAAAAGCGTCTGCCAATAGCTTTTGCTTGCGGCGGTGCTGTTGGCGATAGCCTCCTGCACGGACTTGTACATGTCATTCCCGAGCTGTGTCAGCTTTGCCTTGTCCGCGTCCGTAAGCTGCGCATGGGTCAGCATGTCCGTAAGGAGCGTGCTGCTGAAGGTGCTGCTTGCCGTTTGATAGCTTGCGACGGCATTATTCATCGACGCGGTGAAGCTGTCGACCTCGCTGTAAGCTTCCCGGAGGCTGTCGCTAAGGGATCCGATATATCCCGTAAGTGCTGCGGTGTCAAGCTCCATGCTGCCGAATTGCTCAGCAAACCGGCTGTCGCTCAGATCCTTCACCGCAACGGCAGCGGCGGCAAGCGCGGTAAGGCCGAGTGCGGCGCCTCCTACCGGCGTCATGGCAAGTCCAATCAGACGGAACGCAGCGCCAGCCGTCAGCAGGGCAGGTCCCGCCCCCGCAACGACGGTAAGCCCGTCCACAAGGGCGCTGAACGCGCCGGGGTCCATTTCGGAGATGCTGTCGATGATGTTCCCGCCGAACTCCGCCATATTTTGCACGAGCGGATTGAGTTCTTCGCCGACAAGCTGCTTTAGCCTCTCGCCCTTGCTCTCAAAGATCATGATGCTGCCGTTGAGCGTGTCCATCATGGTCTCGGCGGCGTATTCGCCGTAGCCTTCGGCGGCTCCGTCAGTCATGGCGTCATAGAGCCCGTTGTATTCCTCCGATGCTGCACGCACCAGATTCAAGGCTTCGGTAATGGTTCTCGTCGGGAAGATGGCGGACAGGATGGAAAGCGCATCCTGGTTTCGGTCTATGTTTTCATATCCGCCCGCGATGTCGCCCAGCGCAAGGTAGAGGTCGCGGTATATATCAAGCACATTTCGCAAATTGCCGCGGTTATCGTAGACGCTGAAGCCGTGGGCGGCCAGCGTCGCGTTGACCGCCGCCAGTGATTCGTCCTCCATCATTCCCGCGGTTTCCGCTGCGGTCGCGCCAAGCTCCGCCATTGCTTTGTTTGCTTTGTCGGTCGGCGCGATCAGGCGCATAACAGAGTTTCGAATCAGCGTGCCGGCTTCGCTTCCGACCGCGCCCGCGTTTGCGGTGACCGCGATCAGGGTCATAAGTTCCTCGGGGTTGGCCGCAAAGCGCATCGTGCCGCCCATGCGCAGCATCGCGTCACCGAACTCTCCGATGGTCGAGGCGCTACTGTTGGCCGCAAAGGTCCACAAGTCGATGAAGTCTCCCAGATCCTCAAAGCCGATACCGGCGGCATAGGTCGATTTGACGATATAGTTTACCGCCTCGGACAAATCCAGTCCGCCCGCCTGGGCGAGCTGCATTGCGGCCGGAATACCAGACATAATGCGGTCGAAATCCCATCCGGCGTGCGCGGCTTCGGAAATCGCGTTCGAAACATCGTTTGTGTGGAAGATGGTGGTCGCAGCCCAGTTCGTCGCAGCGGTGTCGAGCTGGTTCATTACGTTCTGAAGCTGCTGCGTCCCACGCCCGTATGTAGTAGAAAGCGCGACCTCAGCGTCGCGCATACTCAACTCATATTCCCGGTAGACCTTTACGGAATCCTCGCCGAAGTTGATAAGCTGTTGGCTGATCCCGTTGACGATCATCCCCATTTCGGTCAGCGTCGCGCCGACCTTACCGAAACCGTTGCCGGTTTTCGCGTTGATGATGATATTGGTAGTTAAATTCTGTCCTGCCATGGGCGTCCCCTCTTTTTCTCAGCTTTCTCCTTCAGCTTTTCAATATGTCATGTTTTCTCCTTATTTGAAGGTCGGAATTAACTCACACCTTGAGATAGGTAACATCAATGTACACATTTAGGCTGGATATGGTGCCCGATTGCGATGATTTGGCGCAGCCGATATCAACTCTGCTTCCATCAAAGAACACGTTATACGCATGATACGCTGCTTGATTAAAGCTCGGGCAACTCACGGCGACCGGGATATATCCATCTTTTTCAACATTTTTGCTAAATGTGGCATAGAATGTTGATGCGCTTCCACCAGTCGTAACAGTAACCCGTTCAATTAAAAATTGTGGATTTATCTTTTTTGCTGTTCCAGATCCCATATACATGGCTGGGTGGTTACTTCCAGCGGCCTATTGCACACCATTTGATGACCAACGGGATTGATGTTGAGAATGTTCTCGCCGCGGCATCCCACCAATGGACACCACACGACGTCAGCGTCTCTCCGGTTTGGCCTATTGGCGTCGAAGCGCCTGTTGAATACTTACCGCTGCCAAAGACCCGGTAGTCTGTTGACGCAAATGGGATCGGGAACTGGATGTATACCGTAGTTATGTTGATTGGGCTGACATAAGCATTAGTTGACCCGGAGGTCAACACGGTCGTCCCCCATTGGATAAGCGTCCCGTCCGGCATTTTGCAATAGCCTGTCCCGCTGTCAGAAGTAACCTTTTTGCTTGTTCCACTTGCCACCGAATACTCGGCGGTGCTGATTGATTAACTCACGGTGCATCCGAAGCATAGAAATCGCAGATAGACAGGTTTCGAAACGGACGAGTTTTTTGTGCACGTCATAGAGACTTTGATAGTATTGCCATTGGATACCGCAATCGGAACAGATGTGCTGGAGCCGTATATCTGCGCCATGTTCTCGAAGGTACGACATCCCTCTGCCATGATTTTTGTGCCGTTATGATAAATCTCTGCTTGGTATGTACCGTAGTCACTTGTTGCCGTGCTGATCAAACCGCAATACACTACGACAACGCCGCTCCCGCGCACAGTGACAGTTTTCGAATAACTGCCGCTGGAGCTTGATGTGCTTAAGTTAATTACAGTCGGATTCGTCGGTTTCTCGATTTGTTTCGCTGTCCCGCCCGCCATCAGAGAGATCCCTCCCCGATGCAATCAATCAGCCGCTGACGATCGTCAGCCCGCCTCTGACCTCCTCTCGGAGATCTCGGAGGACAAAGGATTAACCCAGCGTCCTCCTTTCGGCGTGATAGGAGTACGAAGTACCCCCCCCCGCTTTAGCGTGGTAAAGTGCGTTATTCATTGACTACCTCCACTTCCGGCTCGGGTTCCGGTTCCGGTTCCGGCTCCGGGCGTCCGTCCCACAGCTCCCACAGGACGCGGTTGCCCCTCGTGTCCGTGATGAAGCAGGCGACAAAGTCCGTGTCCTTGTCTTTCCCGTAGGCATAGGCGCCGAGGTGGGCGTGATAGCTCTGCTTCGCGGCTTCGAGGTTTTCCTTGCTTGTGCCGCCGTCCTTAACCTCGATGCCCTTGTCCCACGCGCCCTTTGCGTGTTTGATCCGGTGCATGAAATATACTTCTTCCACGGTTGTCTTCTCCTTTCGTTTTTAGCGTGCGATGATAGCCTTTGCTGTCGGGAGAACAAACACGGGCTGTATGCTCTCTGACGTCGTGCCGCCCTCGTTGGTGATGGTGAAATAGCCGTCGTATGCGTCCCATCGCAAATCGACGGGCGGCTGATTCTCCGCGCTTGACGAGAAGCTCCACAGCACAAGCTTATGGTCTTTTGTGAAGCCGTCCATGCTGTAGGACACGGACGCGCCTTCTGCCGGGATCGGAAAGGCGGTGTCGGGTATCAGGATCACATCTTTGCCGAGGGCGCCGACGTCCGCGGCGTTGAGCTTTACAGCACCGGTCTTTCCGTTAACGCTTTGAATGGGGGCTGCAGCAGCTGCACCGACGGCGTTCACAAAGTGGCTGTCATTTTCGAGTTCAGATACTTTCGTTGGTATAGAATCGGAATTTATAAAGCGGCTGTCATTTTCGAGTTCTGAAACTTTTGTCGGAATGGTCGGCTTGTTTTTGATAAAAGCATCGCCGGAAGCGGCACTCCAGTCGCTTTGCACGTTTTTTTGCGCCTTTGCTTCTATGTCCGCCAGCTTTTTCTTTTCTTCGTTTGTAAAGTTGTTATCGGTGTGAACATAATCCTTGTCTACGACAAAGCCCGTTGCATCCTCAGGCGATTCACTACAGAGGATCTTTCCGGTCCCGTCAGAGAAAAGGAAAAAATAAACGATGTCGCCGACCGCAAAGGGCGCTCCGTTCAGCGCGGTAATCTGAAGGCTCTCTATTCCCTTCCGATCGAGGGTTTCAACGATGTACTTTTTCTCATCCGCAGCCAGTATCTTCCCCCGTTCAACGACTGCTCCGTACATGTCTTCACCTCTCTATTTGATCGTTGTGATGCAGCGATACAGTTTTGCTGCTGATGTTTTATTGATAAAATCGTGCTTTGCCTCCGCGACGATCCATTCGCCGGAAAGAACAGCATTGCTGCTGATATCAATCCGCGTCGCAGCGGTAAAGTTCGCGTTAAATTCGGAATGAATGGTAAGTGCTTCGCACTTTCTGTTGTTGTCAAGCAGCAGGCCTCGCGCCCATCTGCCTGCCTGTATATCATTTTTCGCTGGGTATTCTTCTCTCGTTTCCGTCAAGCGCCCGCTTGAAACGGCCTCGTCAAAGGCTGTGGCGGTGGCGTATGGTGTCCGCACGGTCAGGCTGTACAGCTTTGACCCGTCTCGGAGGTAGTCTGTGCCGCTTCTTTGCGGGTCGACTTCAATGCTTTGATACGCCTTTCTCTCCTGGGCATAGAGAATCCCGATCGCGGTATATTTCCCGTTTACACATTTGAGGGTCGCCCCCTCCATCTTCAAAAGGCGGTGGAGAAAAGCTGCGCTCCCCTCGTTCTTCTGCTGGATATAGGGAATGACCGTCTGTCCGTCAACGCCGAACAGCGCGTACTTCATCCCGCTCGCCATGGCCGCGCTCTGCATGATCTCTTCAAGGGTTTTCCCCGCAAAGCTGCGGTTCATCCTGCGGCGTGCCTTGCACGGCAGCGCCGTGGCCAGAATGCGAAAATGCCCATCTGCCGGCAGCACGGTATTGACATACATGGTTCCCGTGTCGTATCCGTCCTGCGCAATCAGGATCCGGTCGTCCTCCTCCGGCTCCCATCTAAACCAGCCGGCAGCGTTTTCAAACTCGATTTCAAGGCTGTCGCAGCGTTCTCCCTCAGTATCATGCACGACGCAGAGGCGCGGAATGACATATCCTGTAATGTCCGTGTCCTGATAGTAGATTTCCACGTCGCGCCTCCTCGCCTGCGATACAATCAAAAAGCCGGGGTTTTGGTTTTATGGGTTGCCGATATTGCCAATACCCCGGCGATAGATTCAAATTGGTTTTTATTCGTTCCGCTTTTGCATGACGTTATACGTCGCGGAGTAGATGTGATAAAACTGCCTGATCTTCATTCCCAGGAAATCGGGAATGGAGGTGTGGGTCACAATCCCGGCGGTTATTACTTTTTCGAGATACGCTTCCGCCCCGCCTGGATTGATTCGCTGAAAAAAAGGCTTGCCAGTTCCACGCCCTCCGCGGCATCTGCTGCGCTGATGCGCGAAACGATGTCATTCATATCAAGCCCTTCCGTGCATTTCGAGGCCGCTTTCGCAAACAGAGAAAGCCCCTGACGGTAGCCCATACCGGGAACATTTCTCCCGCCGATCCCTGCCCCGGCGTCCATCGCCTCGGTGTAATCGAGGCCGGTAAGCTCGGTAAAGTCATAGGCAAGCTCGGTGATTTCCTTTTCCCCGGCAAGAATGGGGTTTTTAAGGCCCAGGCGGCCCTTTCCCTCTCTCATGGCTTCCAGCGCTTCTTTGACTTTCTTGCGCTCCTCCTCCGCCTGCTTTTTCAGCCGCTCGCGGGTTTCTGCGTTTTCTCTCCGCTGTTTTTCTTCCGGCGTTTCGGCCGGTTTTTCTGCATGGATCTTTTTTTCATTCATGTTTGTTTCCTCCTCATGATGTTGGCTTATATGGCGCGCACAGATGCTTATACCCGATAATTGGCAAGCGCGGCCCAGCTCTGCCCGCCGCACTCCCCGTCTACCAGAATGCCGGCGGCGGTTTGGAAGCTTGTCAGTGCATCATAGGTCTCCTTGCCAAAGCTCCCGTCGTCGCTGCAAGGGAATCCTTTGCCGTTGAGAAGCAGCTGCAGGCTCTGTACCTGCGGCCCCTTGTCGCCGATCTTCAACAGGTTCAAATCGACTTTGTAGACATAGCTGTGATACTGTGCAGCCGGAATACGGTAATCTTCCTCTGCCGGGGCAGACGCTTCCCCCGCGTCTCCGTCGGCAGGGGCGCTTTCGCTCTCGCCGTCACTTGCTGCCACAGACCACTTAGGCCGTCCGAAGCCGGCAATATTGCCTGCTCCGACCGTATAAGACCGGCGAGCCACCATGTCTGAGCTGTTGCCCTCAACGGTTGTGATGGTGTTGCCGTTTACGGCGACCACAATGCCCTGATGGTTGATTGCTCCGTCGTAGTAGAAGAAAATAACGTCTCCTGCTTCCGGCGTGCTGTACCATGCTCCCGCATTTTTGAAAAACTGTGCGGAATAGCGGCACGCGGCGCTGCCCCCGCCGATAGGCTGATAGGTCATGGCCGCGCCTTTTTCAAGGCCGAAGCACTCAATAAATGCCGCGTCGCTGAACAGATCGCACCACGGCTGATTTTGAGCATTCCAGCCGTAAAGCTGCTGCAGGCGTTGATCCTGCGCGTACTTGTTCCAGTTGTTCGCTCCCTCGCGCGTCCCTACCTGTGCAAGCACCCAGGAGATCAGCTTTTGCTTTGCTTCCGCAATATTCATAATCTCACCTCTTGGAAAAGCCCGGAGGCGTATTGCCTCCGGGCGGTTGACTTACTTCAGCATGTTTTCCACAACATTGGTGAAGTCCTTGCCGTTGTACTTGATGATGCCAGCCATCGCGTCGATGATGGTCACGACCTTGCCGTCGATCTCCTCCTCATAGCGGAGAAGGGAGTATTTAACGGTGGTGCCATAGGGAGAGCCAGTTTCAATGTCGCCTTTCTGCGTCTCTTTCGTGACGCCGACAACGCGATATTTCACGCTCTCGTGCTCGATCTCGCCTTTCGCCACCGTGTAGCGCTGGCGCACAGCGCGCAGCTCCATCGTGTGCTTGCCGGGATCGCTCAGATACTTACAGTTGACGCCGTTGTTGTGGGTGATGGAGAACTCCATCGCGTCAAGGTGGGTCGTGTTCGGCATATCCACATCAACGGCCATCCCGGCGGCGCTGATAGTCGTCGTCGGGTGGGAAATGGTCGGCAGGCCGATCTTGGTCACGTCCTCGCAGATCCTCTTGTTGTCAAGGAGCCGGTGGCCCTCGATGTTGTTATAAACTTTACTCGGCATGGTTGCTTCCTCCTTTCCCCTTATTCCGCAGTCTCAAAGTAGGTGACAAAGCCGTCGTCAGTCCAGTTGACAACCGCCGTCAGGCTCTTGGCGAGCGGCGCGGTCGTCACGTTGAACACGAACGAGTAGTCGCCCTGCATCATGTCGCTCCTGGCGTCCGCAGAGGCGTTCGCATGGACCTCGCCATAGATCAGCGCGCCGATTTTCAGCAGCGCGTCAAGGCGGGTCTGCTCCTCCGCGATGATCGTCTGCATGTCGTTGGCCGTCATGGGCTTGTCCACGTCGCCGGTGCGGCGGTGCTGGAAGTCGTTGCTGATGTAGTAGAGCATCATGCGGTTGGTCTCTGCCACGTTGATCTGGTCGCCGTTCTCCTGATCGTAGTCGGCACTGTGACAGCCCCAGATCGCCCAGCGTCCGCCGACGTATGCGGCGGAGGCGATGCCGTACTTGTTGAGCTTGTTGTTGATGATCGAATCATCGTACACGCGGCCCTTATAGCTCTCGCCCAGCCACAGGTTTTCGATGATGGAGCACTCGGTATTGCTCGCCGTCTTCCAGGGAATGCCGTCCTGCTCCAAAAGGAGTTTCTGGAAGTTTGCCGCAGCCAGCACAGACAGGTGATAGATCTTGCCGTCGACGCCCTGCACCATCGGGAAATACACCGTCTCGTTCTCATGGTTGTAGCCGTTGGCCTCTTTCCACGTGTCCGCGGTGTCGAGCGTAATCGCCGTGTTGTTGTGAACGATGGGGAGATCAACGAACATATACACGTCCCAATGCTCATTGACCTTAACGCTGTTCCGATACATGGCGCTGTGCACAGCGGGATCGGAAGAGAAGCCGGGGACGGCGAGGTAGGCCGGGATGAAGCCGGTCGCCTGATACACGTTCTTGATGGCAAAGATGCCTGTGTTCAGGCCGTTGCCGTCGCTGGAGCCGATCACGGTCTCGGCGGTGACGGCGCTCGGCGTCACGGTGTCGTAGGTGATCGTCAGCGCCGCCGTGCCAAGTGCGCCGCTGGCGAGCTCCTGGATCACGATCTGCTTCTTGGCGCTGTTGTAGGCGATGCTGTAATCGGTCCCCTTGACTTTGGTAACGGCGCCCTCGCCGCTCCCGCTCTTGACGGCCACGCTGTCCATGTAGATGTTCTCGGCGTTGGTGATAATCACGCGGCCGTTGTTGGGGGTCAGGTTCTTGCTGGTCTGGGATGCGGCCTTGTGCACTTTGGGATCCAGCACGTTGATGAGAATCAGCGGGCCGACGCCGCCGTTTTCAAGGTGGACGTGCATAGCTTCGCACAGCGTGTAGCTCGCCCAATCCTCGCTGTAGCCAAAGAGCTTGCGGGCTTCGGCGATGTTGTTCACAACAACAGGGACATTGACGTTATCCGCGCCGCCCTCCACCGTCTGAACGGGGGCCGTACCGACATACACGACCGCGCTCTGGCTGCTGTCCGCAACGCGGGTGCCGACGGCCTGGATCTGGCCGTAAGCACCGTGCAGATAATCAGACATAGTGTGTTTTCCTCCTTAATTCAGATATTTTTCATAGTCGTTGTTTGCTCGCTCGTTCGCGTAGCAAAGAAAATCTACGCTGACAAAGCCGTAGTAGATCGGCCGCCGGTCAACAACAAAGTTTTGATCGGTATAAAGGCTGTAGGTGATCGAATCCTCCTCCACTGTGAGATCCGTGTGGGGGATCATTTTTTGCCCCAGCAGCAATTCCTGAACGTCGTCCATCCAGTTAAACAGGGTGAAAAGCCCCTGCTCGGTCGCTTCCAGAATCAAGGACATATCTGCCCCTTCGCCGGTCTCCTTGATGCTGTCGATGAACCCGGGCAAACGGGTTCCCGGCTCATAGACGGAGAAGAGGATATCGACGGCGAGGTGCTGCCCCATTTCCTGCGGTCGGTGGATATTGCTGTACCGGTCAAAGCGTTTTTCCTCGGTGTACTTGGTAAACGCTTTCTTCGGCATAATCAGCAGACCCGGGCAGATGGTTTCCGCTTCGGTCTGAAACTGCCCCTTGTCCAGCCTGGACGGAGCCCATGCGAGATAGCAGGTCGGCTCCACGGTAATGATCTGGCCAAGGTCCATTTTCTTCCCCGGGGCTTTCATTTCGCGACCTTTACACGCCTCTTCCATCAGCCATTTTTTCAGGCCTCGCAGCCTTTCACTTGTGCGCATATTAGATCAGCTCCCTCGGATCCCGCTCTGAAAGAAGAATATCCAGCATCCCCATGTTGTGGTGGCTCTCCCGTACCCACATGGTTTTGCGGTCAAAAAGAATCTGCGTATTGGGCTCCGGCTCCATGCCCCCCGGAAAATTCGCCAACGGTGTATGAAACAGGATTTCCCGAACATTGTTGTCCCAGGAGATATCGTTGACGTTGTTGTTCTTCCGCTTGATGGCAAGCTCCTCATCCATAACGCAGGTGATTTCGACGCCGTTCCAATAGTGGATTTCCGCAAAGTGCTCCATGTTCATAAAGACGCGGGTGTTATCAGCCGCAATTCTGTCTTTCAGCGCCATGCGGGATCACTCCTTTCCGCTTCGATCCGAGGCGGTTTTCTTCGCTGCGGGCTTTTTCTCCGGCGCAAGCACGGCGCGCCCCTGTTCGATCAGGCGCGCGCCGTAGCTGTCGTTATACTCCTCGATTTTGCCGGTGGCGAGAATCTTCACTCTCATTTGCCCTTGCCTCCCCCGGAGCGGCCTCCGCGCTTACTTTCGGTCTTCGGGGCAGGTGCGGTAATGATACCGTCCGCCGCGTCGATCTCCTCCGGCTCGGCCTCCTCGTCGATCTCGGTGGTGTCCTCGTCGATCTCGGTGGTGTCCTCGCCGGCGCCGTCCTCATCGGTGGCGTCTCCGGTTCCAGTGTCGGGATCCGGCGCGCGATAGGTTACATCAACCGTCTCGCGCACCGGCTCGATAGCTCCGGCCGCAAGCAATCGCTTGATAACGTCCGGGGAGAGGTCTTCTGTGATAACCTCTCCCGGAACGTATTCCCGTCCGATGTAGTGTTTGGCAACGTACATGGCACTTCCTCCTTAGAGAACAGTCGCCACGCACCAGCCGTCCACATTCTGAGGCACGACCGTCGGGCAGGACGTCAGGCGGTTCTTGATGGCGTTGCCATCGATGCTGCCGTAGCGCAGGGGAACCTGCTTCTTGATGTAGGTCTTGTGCTGCGCGTTCGGGCCGGTCTCCTCAACCTGGGTGACAGGGCCAAAGAACACGTTCAGCAGGTCGCCGCTGCCGGCAATCAGCTTACCGGCGGGGATGATGGGCTTGGAAACACCGTCGTCGTCAACGAACGTCCCGGACAGGGAGTACATTTCCACGCCGTCGCCGTTCCATCCGATGAAGCGCACACCGGAGCCGCGATACTGGGTGTTGAGCTTGCCCATGTCGATGTTGCGGCCGTCGAACTGCTTGATATAGTCGCTGTTGTGGATCAGCGCGCTCGCCACGTTCGGAGCCATCCAGATGCGGTCAACATAGCCCAAGCCCTCATACACGAGGTCAAAGATCGCGCGCATGTCGTCGTCGATCTTTGCGCCCGCCTGATCCCAGTTGGCGCTATTGGCACCGGGGGTGAAAAAGTTGGTAAAGCCATAGTCGGCTACCATGGAGGGGGCAATGCCGCGGCCTTCGTTGGTGTAGTTGAACACCAGCAGCTTGCCGGTGAGAAGCACCTGGCGCACCATCCATTCATAGCGGCGCTGAATGGCCTTGCGCATGTCGGTCAGGTCGCGCGCAAGCAGGCGCTTTTCGCGCTCCTGCGGGGTCATCGCGCCAAGGATCTGCTCGCCGAAAACGCGCCCCTTCAGGTTGTCGTTCTCAATGATGCGCTCCGGTGCGATGCAGCAGAAGCCGATCTCGCGGGTCTCGTAACCGTCGCGCGCCATCAGAACACCGCCGGTACCGGGATGCACGGTCGGAGCCATGCGGCGGCTGCCCTTGCGGTAGTCGTAGATGGCCTTGTCGTCCTCGACGGTACCCGCGTCGTGGGCGAAGAAGTCAAACAGTGCAGAATACTCACGGGGCATCTGCTCGATGGCCGCGAGCTGCGCACGGGTGGAATAAATGTCAAGAGGCATGATAGTCTTGCTCCTTTCGTCAGATTGTCCGGCCTTATGCGCCGGTCACGGTGTTGGTGAAGGTGCTCGTGTTCTCCTTCTGATCAAACACGATGCCCTGCTGCCGCAGAATGACCTTGTGGGCCTCGGTCAGCGCGGCGTCGGCGGCAAGGGTCACGCGTCCGGCGATAAAGCGCCCGGCGCGATAAGCGGCGGCGTCTTCTGCGGTTACGGTCGTGCCGCTCGCCGGGGCGTTGCCGGTGGCAACGTCCTCATTCAGCACGACAAGCTGGTTGGTGTTCACGATCTGCGCAGCGGCAGCCGGAGCCCAAAGGCCGGACGCCTTGCGGTACAGAATCGTGCCGCGCTTGATATCGCCGTTGCCCGGCTCACAGGGAACGGCAATGACGTCCGCGCCCTGCGGATCGGCAAGAAGCTGGTCATAGCCGCTCTCGCCGATTTTCTTGTAAAGCTCGCTCATGTTGCTGCTCCTTTCTTAGTACATGGTGGCGTTGGCATTGCTCGCGTACTGCTTGGCGTACTCGGCAATATCCTTCGCGTTGTCGGCAATCTCCTGCTCCTCGGTCTTGCCGGAAGTAGCCGCGGCCCCCGCCACGTTCTCGGCGGGCTTGGTTTCCTCCTTGCGCTGCTTCAGAAAGTCCGTGCCTTTCTTCTTCTGCGCCGCCACGATCTGCTTCTGGAAGTCCAAAGCGGAAGTGCCGTCCTTCTTGGCCTCCGCGGCCATTGCCTCATAGCCGGGAAGCGTCAGGGCGTCGATATCCTCCACCCGCTGACGCTCGGCTTCGATGGCACTCTGCCGCATCTGATCGAACAGGGCCGGGTTCTGCGCCTGGAGCTGTTCGGCGGTGAGATTGTTGAGATCCATTTGCTGTTGCTCCTCCTCGTTGTTTTTTATTTCAGTCGGCGCCCCGGCAACAGGAGTACCGTTACTGACGGATTCGGGCAGGGCAGGCTCTTCGGCCTCCTCGCTCGGCTGCTGCGCTTTCTGCACAGCGATCTGCTTCGGCACGGCCTGATACAGCCCGTGCATGACGGCCATGGTCTCGTCGCTTACGCAGGCAACCATCGGCATTTCGTCGTCTGGCTTTGCTTCCAGTATTTCATCGGCAAAGCCGTATTCCAGAGCTTCCTTTGCGGTAAACCACGTTTCCGCGTCCATCCACTTCTTGATCTGCTCGTCGCTCTGTCCGGTGCGCTGCGCGTAGAACTCCCGGCTTGTCTGCTCAATGTTGCGCAGTCGCTTGGCATAGTTTTCCAGGGTTTCCGCGCCGCCCCAGCAGCCGCCCCAGGGGTTGTGGATCATGTATTCGCTGCCCTCTCCCATCTGCACCGTTGCACCGGGATAGGCGGCAAGGAAGGTCGCGGCGCTTGCGCAAAGGCCCTCAATGCGGACCGTGACCTTTTCGAAGGCCGCCGCCGTGAGGATTGTTCTCATGGCGATCGCCTGGGTCACGATGCCGCCAGGACTGTTGATTCGCAGCAGCAGGTGTGTTTTGCCGCTCTCCTTGATTTCCTTGATTGCCTTGTCAAAGTCGGCAGCGCTCTTGTCGTTCGGGTAGTTTTCCTTGTACCACTTCCCGTAGTCCGGTACGATCTCGCCGTAAAGCATCAGCTCGGCCTCGTCGCTGTCAGCCGTCATACGCGGTGCACTGCACCGAATCTGAAAACACGTTCTGTCGGGCATTATTCGTCGTCCTCCTCGTCGTCATTTTTTGTTGGCGTCGCCTGCTTCGGTGCGTCTGGGTCAAGCCCCATTTCGCGCATCGCCTCAACCTCGCGCTTGCGCTGGCGGATGTTCGCGGCCCAGTCGTTGCCGTTATACTCGCTGGCCTCCTGCTCTTGGGTCGTGATGTTGTTTGCGATACGCAGCGTCGCAGCCTCCGCCTCTTTCTTCGGGTCGACGTGGCCCATGCTCGCGCCTATCCAACTGCACCCGCTCCATGCCTTGCGCACGGCCGGGTCATCGAAAAAACCGGGCGCTTCAATGCGTCCGGTTGCTACGGCTTCGGCAAGCCACTGCTCATAAACAGGCTGGTTGAACATGGTGTTGAAAAGCGTCCGATAGACGCGCACGGTGCACCAAAAGTCCAGCAGGGCCGCCCGCGCCGCGGTGTAATTGCTTTCGTATTTCTTGATGAGCTTTTCCTTCGGCACGCCCATGCCCGCCCCGATTACCATGAGCGTAGTGTTCACGAATGCCTCAAACTGGCTGTTGCTGCGCAGGGGGTTGACCGTCTTGACATCTTTCCCCTCCGGCAGCTCGTAGACCGCGCCGGGTGCAAGCTCAATGCTCAGATCATCGTCGCTGATCCTTTCCTCTTCGTTTACGGCGTCCTCCATGCCCGGCTTGCCGTCGTCACTGTCTGTGACAATAAAAGCCGTCAGCATGGCGGAAACGACGTTTGCGGCAAGCTCTGCGTTCATATAACGGGAAAACTGCTTGATCGCCTCGATCTCCGCCGCCACAAACGGGATGCCGCGCCGCTGTTCCGGGCGCTCGTGCGTCATGATGTGCAGGATATTGGGGTATCCGGTTTCTTTTCCGAACGCCTCGATCCTTTGCCACGTCAATTCGCTGCTGTCGTTTCCGGCAAGCGGGCTGCGGCTGGCAATGTGATAGCGAATGACCGCTCCTGACTTGCTGATCTCCACGCCGTCGATGATGCGGCCGCCGCCTTCGACTTCCTTGCTTGCGCTTTCGCCGGAGGTGTCCGGCGTACAAATGCGGTCTGCTTCCAACAGGCGGATCGTCGTCTGATAGGGCGTCCGCTTGTTGGCCTCCATCCCGAACAGGGCGAACACGTCGCCGCTTACCAGCATGGACAAAAAGGCGAGCTGCTGCAGACCAAAGAAGTTCTGCTGCCGTTCTGCGTCGCACATGGCGTTGTCGGCCCAAAGGCGAAACTCCCGCAGGATATTTCGTTCGGCTTCCTCGCGCGCTTTGTCCGTCATACCAAGATAATCTCCGTCAATTTTTGGCTTCGGCTGAATGCCCCAGCCGACAACGGACGTTGAGAGCGACATCGGACCGCTTCGGCCGAGGCCGCCGCCGGCAAACAGGTCACGCGATCGCTGCCGCAGGGTAGAGGAAAACAGGTCGATATTGTCCTCCGCGTTTCCCGCGTCCACAATCCACCCAACAAGGCTGTTGAGCGTTGTGCTCGCCCCATGGCTCCCGTAGCTCATACGGGGCGCGGCATTTTTGCTGTCAGTGGATTCCTGCTCCCGTTCGCGCTTGATGCGCTCCCGGTATGCTTCGTTTCCCTTTTTGGGGTTAAACAGAAATAAGGCGCGCTCCCGAAAAGTGGGGTCTTTACTGCTCATGCTCCATCACGCTCCTTACAAATCCCTGAATACCACGCGCTTAACGCGCGGCTTGCTCGTCCCGTTCTTTTCGTCAATGGCGTTTTGAATGTCCTGAATCTGCTTTAAAACAGCGTCCAGGTCGAAAGCCTGAAATTCCCGTGTGCCGATGCGGTAATACTTTGCCTGCCCGGTGGCCAATGCTTTGTAGCAATCCTTCCATGCGGTCAGCATTTCCGTCAGCTCAGCCACGGAAAAAGCACTTGCGAGTAGGCTCATTCAATCAACTCCTCTATACCTGGATTCCCCGGCTCACAATGCGGCGCTGTTTCCGTCTGGTTTCTTCCGTCTTTGTGATGATTTCCGGCTCCTCAGTTCCGGACAGGGCTCTTTCGATCTTCTCAAAGTTCCAGTTGAAATAGCGGAAGGCGGCGCGGGCATAGTTTCGACAGTCAAGCGGTTCGTTGCGTTCGTATATCTTTTCCCACGCGATTACGCTTTGGCCGCTCCTGCGGTGGATGGTCATGCGCTCGGAGATCAGGCCCTTGAAGTATTCCATGTCGTACCCTGCGCGCTGGTCGATGGGAAAATGCATGATGGTCGGCCCCGGCTCCTTGCTCTCTGCAGTAGCGCTCGCGGCATACAAGATGCCCTCTTTTCCGGCGTCGACGCCAAGAACAAACTTTGTTCCCTCGTTTTTGCCTCCGCTGCGCTTCATGGGGCGACAGTAGGGCTTTCCTTCGCCGCCTTCGCCCTTGATGGGCCATATCCGGCGGCTTGCGCGGCGCGCACATTGCTTGTATATGTCCTGTGTGAAGTGGCCGCCTGAATCTATGAACGTCGCAAGGATGCGCATTTTCATGCCGTTTCCGAGCTTCCATTCCCGATCAAGTAGTTCGTCCACTTCCTGCCATACGCCGGGGGCATCTGCACGGCCGGGAATAATGCCGCGGCTGATGCCCCAGCTCTGTTCGCTGCGATCCCATCCGACAACCTCATACTCCAGACGGTTATCCTGCGTATCGATTCCCATCGTCAGGACAAGCACACCAGACGGCACTTCGGCATCGTAGTGCTCGCGACGGTTATACAGCTTTTCGGCGAGGCCGCTGCTCTCCCGGATCTCCCACGTTTCGCCGAGGATGGTATTGTAAAAAGTTTTCAGCTTTTCAGCGTCCTTGTGGGCTTTGAGGAATTTCCACACAATATCTTTCCAATCGCTCCACGGGCTCATGAAAGCGTTCAGTCGAAAGCTGCGGATCCCGTTGTTGAGGGCTTTCGGATTGTTGCTTACCCATTTCGCGGGCAGCCGTTTAGCTTCAAATTCTCCGATATCGCGCTTGCATACCGGGCAGCGCCAAGCTACGGACTTCACGAGGTAGTCCTCGTCGCCGCGCTCGTTCTTGTAATCCTCTTTCTCAAAATGGATGTCCTGAAAGCGGATAAAGCTGTAGGTGTGACAATGAGGGCATTCCGTGTGCCATTCCTCTTGTGTCCCGTTCATGTAATCCGTCTCAATCTTGCTTTTCCCCTTTATGGTCGGCGTGCTGGTTTTGACGATCTTTCTGTTATGGCGGAAAGTCTCGGTACGGCGCTCTGCCAATTCCTGCGGGTCGCCCTCTGTCCCTGCACTGGGCGGAAAACGGTCCGTCTCGTCCATGAAAATATAGCGGACGGGCTTTGACGAAAGGTCTGCCGGGGAGTTGGCCCCGATGATGGCAAGGCTTCCGCCTGGAAAGGTTTTCATCGTGATGGTGTTCCCCGCGTCGCGCCCGCGCGCCTTATATACCTTATCGCGCAGCGTCGGACAGGCGGAGATCATCGGTGCGATTCGCCGTTTGCTGTAGTCCTCGGCGACCTTGTCCGTAGGCTGTATATACAGCATCGGGCCTGGGTCATTGTCAATGGCGCAACCCATCATGTTCAGCTCGATTTCGCTCTTTCCGACCTGGGCACTTGCCATAATCACGATCTGCCAAATGCCCGGCTGCGTAAAGGCGTCCATGATTTCGCGTTGATACGGCGCGCGATCTGTGCGCCACGCGCCCGGCTCTGCGCTGCTCTCAGAAACCAGCACACGGTTTTGGTCAGCCCACTCGGAAACGGTCTGTGTCGCCGGCGGCCGGAACATGGCGAGCGTGTACCGCGCCAGCTCCGATAAGGCGCTCACTCCTCGTCCTCCTCGCTTTCTTCATCGCCGCTCGGATCTGCCGCATAATCTGGCAGCGGAGTATCGGCGATCTCGTTTAGCACGCGCCGGATTCCCTCGTCAATCACAGAAGAAATCACTTCCTGATTTTCGATCATACGCAGCTGTGGTGCTAAGGTGGTCGGCAGATGCAGCAGGTTTTGTGTGACAGTTGCGGCAATATCGCCCCACAGCTTACGCACATCCTGCACATCAACAAGCTGACCTCGCATCTTGTCAACTTCCAACTCGGTTTTCTGCATTTTCACGGCTTCATGCCGCGCCTTAACAAGATCCAGGTCGTCCTCATCGCCCGCTTCGTTCTCGACGTTGTATTTCACCCATCGCTGAACAAAAAGAGCGAGGTCGTATTTCCCGCCCTCGCTCTCAACGAACAGTTTTTTATTATCCGGCAAATTTCTGTCGATATCGTGAAGCCGCCGGTAGGTATAGCCCGCTATGTTTGCGAGCTCTTTTTTGGTCATGCTTTGAGCCATGCTTATCCACCTATCAGCCTTTGAAGCTCGTGCTCCATACGTTTTTCCAAGTAAGCCTTGATATCAGCTTGAACCTCGCTTTTGCTTCGGTTGGTTGGCATCTGCGCTACAGAAATGCCGACCACTTTCAGGATCGGGAAGCGGCCTTTCCCGGCTCTGGTGAAGGTTAGCCCGCCAAGTTTTGAGCCCAGGTTGCGGAACGGTGCTTGCCCGCCGTAGCTGTCCATCTGCTGCGGAAGGGTGCTCTGTCCGGATTTTACAATGCGTGCCTTGACGCGGTATCTCCTGCGCAGGCTCGCCCATCCGTGAGCGCCGCCGCTTGCGCCAAAGCCGCCGCCAATGCTTTTCCTTGGCCCGGAAATGGGAATGACGCAGCCTGTTCCGCCTGCGCCGCTCGTCACGGTCGCACGGCCTACGGCTTTCCCCACCTCACCCGGCTTGATGTAGTATTGCTTTGGCAAATCCTCTTTCAGGATTTTTCTGACATGCCCGCCTGTTCGCTGGAAGATGCCATACATGACCTGGTTGACGCGGGCGGGCGTAAGCGCACTTTTCAGGCGGTCGATCTGCGCGTCAAGTTCTGAAGCGTCAATTATAAGGTATATTCCGCCTTCCACGTTCTCGCCTCCCACCAATAAAAAAGGCCGTCGCAATACGACGGCCTTGATCCCCTTCCGCATCGTGGCGGATGGGATAAAAAAGGACGGCCAAGTTTCCTTGTCCGTCCACAGCACGGGGCCGAAGCCCCTTAAAACAGGTTTTTGCTCAGTCGCCGTCTTTCTCTACCTCTGGCGATGGTATCATTTTAGCATATTGGCCTTGTCATTTCAACACACCCGCCGCAAATTATAGTGTTATTCAGCCGAGAATATAGTTTTCCTGCCACTTCACGGCCTCCATACAAGGCGCGTCCTGCACGGCACGGCGCGCCCGTTCATAGCCCCTGCGCGTCAAATTAAGCTCCTGCCGGATCTCTGTATCAGAGAGCTTCATGACGTATTTCATCATTACGAAAGCCCGCATACTGCGGCTCTCGATGCTGTTCAGGATCTTCTGTGCGCGGCGGAGGAATCTTGCATACTCCCTGCACTCCTCGATCTGCGTTTTCTGTATGTCGTCCAGGATGGAGAGCGGACTGTCAATCCCCTTCGGGCCGCCTCCGCCGGGAGCGCCGGAAAGGCTGGCCGTAATTTTCAGCATTCTCCCGTATTGCCACTCGCGAATCTCCTCCGTCCTCATGACCTGCTGCATGGCGGAAAACACTTCCAAAAGCGGCGGGATGTCCCGATTCTGAATTTTGACCGGCCGCACCGTCCGGACAAGGCTTTGCGCGTCCGGTCCGTTGATCGTGATGTGATCGCCGGTGTCGCTCACTGCAAAACCATAATCCACAAACAAGCCATAGACGTTTGCTTTGACGACTTGGGTTTCACAGGTGATCTTTACCTTGCCGACCGTGTAGCTCGACGCCTTGTCCTGACTTATGGTGAGTGTTTCACCGCTCGGAAACCGGAAATAGGCGTGTTTATCATCCGCATCTGTGCATGTCATGGTGAGCACGTCGCGCGGCAAAATGCTGTCCCGGTTCTCGTAGGCACGCTGCTGTCTTTCTCTGATTTCCTGCTCTGTCATGTCCGTTCCTCCTTGAAATAGCTTCATTGTTCGATCTCGGCAAATCCCATTTGGCCGCTTCCGATAGCCGTCAAATAGCCGCCGGTCATATTCAGGATCTTGTTCAGTTTAAGTCCCGGTCCTGCTTTTGTCGAAAGATGCTCCGTATTTGACACGATGTATCGGCACAGATCAATACTTTTCGGGTTTTCTTCTTTTGGCTGCTCTCCTCCGACCATCCGGTAAAGGCGTCGTGCGTCCTCTACATCATCAAGTTTCTCTCTCGCCTTGTAATAGAGGTCTCGGATCTGTTCCCGAATCTCCGCAACAGTTGGCAGCCATTTGCTCGTTGTCGTGAGCTGCATAAAGGCGAGCATGACGATATCCGCCGGGATATCTTGCAGTCCGAAAGCCCATGTTTTTACAAGTGTCACCTTTTGATCGTGGTCCATGTTCTTGAAGGCATAGCTGAAATTTGCTTCGGCAATGCCGAGAAGATAATTGGCATCCGCAATCGTCACAGTTACCACCTCCCGTTAAACCCACTTACAAGACCTTTTGTGCCGCCGTATGGCGCGTTCAAATCGACGAGGCCGCCGCCCTGCGGACGCTCCGGCTCCTGTGACTTTTCTCTGCTGCGCCGCGCCTTGCTCTCTTCAAAGCGCTGCTCCGAGAGCTGCACATCAGCCATTGACCGCAGTCCTTCCCGCTGGTAGCGATTCAGAATGCCGCGTATGTAGCTCCAGCTTACCTTGCCTTCGCTTGCGGCAATGTCCATCGCGTGAATGACAACATCTGCCCCCAGCGATTCCGTAAAGTCTTTCAGCCCTGCTATGGCCATTGGCGACGGGTAGCTGGCAAAGTGGTCCATGTAAAACGACATGACCCTCCCCAGCTCCGGATTGTCAAGCGGTTCCGCCTCCACGGGCGCGCCCTTCTCCTCTTTTGGCTCTCCTTCCGGTAGTGGAGGTATATTTGCGTTTGTATTTACGTTTACGTTTAGTTTGTTTTTAATAAAGTGTTCGCCTGCGTTTTCGCAGTCGATAACGACAGAATCACCTACACTATCGCCTACAGGATCACCTACAGGATCACCTACAGAGTCGGGTGCAAATTCGCAGGTGATAGGCTCTTGCTCATACATGATCGACTGCATTTTTGCTCCCGATTGCTCGTTGACCGGCTGCGTTTTTGCTGCCGATGTTTTTTCTATCGGCTGCGTTTTTGCTGCCGATTGCTCGCGCTCCTTGCGTTCGGCTGCGTTTTCGCTGTCGATGCCCTGACCGCCTGCTTTTTTGCGCCCGGTCATTTCTTGCGCTGGAAGATCGGGTGCAATTTTGTACCCGTTCTTGCGGAGATAGTAAATGCGGTACACGGGATCGCTTCTTCTCCCGTCGCCTTTCTGGAAATCCAGCAGGCCTCTTTGCTTCAAGCTGTTACGGGTGTTGCGGATGGCCCTTTCGTCAAAGCCTGTCCAGCCGTTCAACTCCACATTGCTCACAGGGAAATAATCATCGGGCCACTCGAAATTCTCCGTCTGCCTTGCGAGATCATTCGCGCAATGGAACAGTCCCAGGTAGAATATCCGCTCGTAGCTTGTCAGTTTATTTCTTCTGGAATAATCCATGAAGAGATTGAATTGCTCTACAAAATTGACTTGGCTCATGGTGTTGGCTCCTTTTTGTCAATCTGAACGCGTCGAAGGTGTGCTGTCAACGTCGATATTCCTCCGGGAAAGCTCCTCCCGGAAAGCGGCCTTGACATCCTCGCTGCAATGGCTCATAGCGTCCTCCCAGGTAGGAAAACGCCGGTGCTTCTTGAAAAACCGGTTCTGGTAATAAAGGCTGTCTTTCTCGTGCGGCTCTTCTGGCTTGTGCATAGCCGCACAGATACGGCAGCAGCCGGGCAGAGGCGGTATCAGCTTGATTTCCTCAACCATAGTGCCCCTCCGCCCATGTCTTTTCCCTTACCCGGAAGATCCGAATACCGTAATACTCTTCATAGTGCACGATCACGCAGCCTCCAAGTTTCGGGTGCTCACGTACAATGCGGCACAGCTCGTAATCCCTGGCGGCAAGCACGCCGTCTTGATCGTTTTGCTCGCGCAGGAGATACACGCGGTAGCCCTCCCGGGAGAAGCCGCATTTACGCGCCGCGGTGCGCAGTGTCTTGCCGATAAAGCTGCTCTTGTCGACGCCCGCCCCATAGAGAGGCTTTATGCTTTTTCCCATTTCCTCACCTTGCTTATCCGTTCCGTAGTCTTCTCTGTCCACGGCAGCCGCACGATTTTGTGCGTCCATGCCGCAGGTTGTTCCCGATCACGATGCACTCGCGGCCGCAGCCGCCAAAGGCCGGGTCACAATAGCAGCGCCATGTCGGTTCACTGTGTCCGTCGTCCGGGCGTTTCGGGCGGTAGCTTCCCTCGCGCCCCTTCACAACCAGGCATCCGAAGCGCTGCCCTGTCAAGTCGATCAGCTTCGTCATGATTTATCCTGGAGATTGGCAAGCGCGGCCTCCGCTTCCTGCCTCGTGAGAAATACCGTCTTTCCGAAGTCCTCCCTCTCAAAGGCATAGCAGCTGCCGACGCCGTGGCCATCAATTACCTCGACCGCAACGCTTAACGCGCTTACGACCGGCAGATCCTCCCGGTCTGCATGGTGCTTACTCACATAAAACACGCTTCTCACCTTGCACACGATCACGCCGTATTCCGGCAAGTCGATCTCATACAGGGTATCGCCGACCTTGCAGGGCGGGTAAATGAATCGCTTCTCGTTCTCTGCGTCCTCATACATCTTCAGCTTTTCGCGGAGCGCTGAAAAGGCCCATGCCGCCGTGTAGAGCGTGGCAATCAGGCCCTCGATGGTGTCAACGCCGTCAAATAAGCATTCTGCGATCTGATCGGCAAGCTCCTGATCCTCGCTGTCCGGCTCTATCAGCTCCTCGGCACCGTGCGCGCGGATGAGCTTGCGCGCATAGTCGAAAAGGCGAACATCGGGGTAGCCCGGCGCGTCACCGCCGCCGCGCACCCATGTCTCGCCGTCTTTGATGTAAAACAGATTCAGCGCCGTTTCGATATTGTCCCGCGGATTATCGGTCGTAAGTCTTTCCATCCTGCAAGCCTCCTTTTGTATTCCCGTTTCGGCCCTCCATAGGCCTATCATCGGCGGGGCGGATCAGCCCCGGACGGGACGGCCAAGGAGCCGGCGTCTACCCATTGACCGTATAACTTTCGCAGTTTCAACCGTTCAAGGAACAGCGGAGAGACCGTAACGAAGTATTTCGGATGATCCTCTTCATCTGCGCTGTCCGTTTCAGGTTTGTCTTCTATGCAGTAGCTTTTCAAGTATGCAAATTCGTCTGTCCCATCAGTGATTGCACGCACAACACCAGCGACAAGTTCGGCTTCTGGAATACCGAAAGAAACCGAAATCTCTACTATGCATACGGCAATTTTGTCAATGGCTTCAGCCGAAAAATGGAAAGATCGTCCCAGTTCGGCCACTGCATGCGAAAGTTCCCGGAATATGCTTTTGCTGGGCGAAGTGTCGATCATTACGCACCCTCCATTGAATACCTCGCATAGCGATAAACATGTTCGATGTAACGCACCGCGTCGCAAACGCACCCGATATGATCTCCGTTCTGGCAACAGAAAACAATTTCTTTTTTGGTGCGGATCTCGTTGGCAAGCTCCTGCATGGTTTGCGCTGTCTGAATGACAAAGTGCTTCCCGTTCATGAGCGTGATCTTGTACAGCCTCACGCCGCGCCGCGCCCGGTAAGGCTCATTAGCCGGAGCCGCCTGCGGCGCGTCAAAGATGGAATACTGCTCACTCACTGCTCGCCCTCCTCGTGCCATCGCTCAACGGTGTTATCCTCTACGCGATGAACGACCTCGCCCTCCTCTGCCTGAGGTGTAAGTTGCACAAAATATTCTCCGGCGCGGCGCATCCAGTAAAACCAGTCTGCCATGATGGCATCAATCACGGCCACGGCCTTTTCGTGAGGCATTGCGAGGATTGTTTCAGCTGAAAACTCTCCGCTTTCCTGCATCTGTTCGTATATCTTGCTTCTGACAGGGATGCGACAATACTTCGCTTTGCCATTGATGGTGCCGCGAATGACGCTCGGCTTTTGATCCACCATGTTATTGGCCCTCCTCCGCTGGTTCTGCCGGGATGATAGTGGGAGCGTCCCGCAGCACAGCGCGGCTTTTTCTCACCCCATGAGAACACGGTCCGGTCTGCGCTTGTTGCATTTTCAGTAGATTCCTTTCTACTGCATCCGCATCTTTCAGCCTCCCATGCGGCGGGACGGGGACGGCTTCAAGCCACTCTGTCAAACCGCCATGTCGGTAATGATAGAGCCTCGCGTATCGTTTGCCATCAATACCGTCTGCAAATTCGATGACAAGCCCCGGCTCAATATCTTTCGGCATCTTCATGCCCTTTATCAGCACGCTCATTTATTGCCAGTGCCCTCCTCTACGAGATAACCGCAAGCCGCGCAGCAGCGCCCCTCGTTCAGGCAAACCTCCTGAGCGTCCTCCTCTACTTCTTCAAGCGGCTTGTCCCACCATTCGCAAAAGGTTTTATCCATCTTCAATTTCACCCCTCTCCTGCTTAATTATCGCTTCGACCAGCGCGGGCATGTGCAGGAGCACAGCGGCGTCCCGGTGGATCTGCGTAGGAGCGTCGACGACTTTTCGGATCATGAAGTAATAGATATCCGTCGGCGTCGCGTCATTCTCCCAGAAGGTTTTGCTTCTCTCCCGGTTTCGGGAATAGATCTTTGTGCTTTGGGCGAAGTCCGATATTTCCTTGATGATTTCCCGGGCGCGCCCGGGAAACTCGATATGATCGTCCTCTGCCGTGGTGTTTTCAATCAACTCGACCATCAGATCGGGCAGCTCGTCGATGCTTTTCATTTCCACTCCTCCGGTTTCTCGCAGCGTTCAAAGGAATACACCCATACCCAGGGATTGGCAGCCCAGCCGTATCTAATATGATCCATATGCTTTAGGGTGCTGTTCCAAATGCGCTTGAATTCCAGGATTGGAATTGCTCCGTTACATCCCTCCGCAATAGCTGATTCTCTGGAGATATTCTGCAACCGCTCCACGCTCACGTCAGTCACGCGCAGTAAGATCCGAGCCGCCTCCTTCGGCATGTGGATGGAGGGGTGCCATTTCCCGCCGTAGCTTGGAAGATTATCCGTGGCTTTGTAAATGTACTCTTCCGGGAAACACGGCCCTGGTGCTGATTCGCAGCTTTCGTATGGACACCTGCCCGTGTGGCATGGCTGTGCATAGCACTCATTGCTTAACTTTGTGCTCCATGTCTCCCGGACATAGAGGATATCGCCGGGATAATAACGCGGGTAATAAACACGGCGATCATGCGGGCCAAGATCCGGAAGTTCGCGTGATTCATCCCATGCGTACCGATTATCCGGGTCCGGGCTCATCACAAGCCGCGCATCGGCCGGCGGCGTAGGGCTGACCAGCCTCCGCGTCTGCGTTTTTCTGTTTTTCTCCACAGCGATTGTCATTTCCGTGTTGAAGAGAATAGGCTTAATACTGCTCATATCAGCACCCTCCCGACAGAACGTCTATCCATGCCAGGATGTCAGCCGCGAGCTGCTTATTGCCGGTTGCCCCGGCGTAGGCCACAAGGGCAGCGATCGCCGCCTCGTCCTTGTCAGGCCGCAGCACAAAGCAGCCGTCCACGAGCTCGCCGGTGTCGCATTTGAAAACTATGTATTTCCATTTCAGACCGTCATAGTCCGCAATGGAAGAAAGATTGGGATCCGGGAAATTGGTGGTCCCCCTTAATCGCCCCAGATGGCACCAACCATCAGCCGGGACAAGTACACACATATCACCTGTTGACATGACGCCGCACGCATAAAGCCCATCGTCGTTGCTATACTGCGATCGGTAAATACATTCTTCGCAGTTCACGATCGGCCCGACATAGTAATTGGGTGTGTCGCGCGTGATTTGAGCAACAAGGCGCTCGTACATTGCGGGGTCTATCATGTCCTTGTTTTTTTCGAACACGGCCATCACGTCCGACAACTTTTTCATTTTCTCCATCATGCCTGTGCCTCCTGGTCTTCGCTCCGCGCCCACGGCCGAATGTATTTCCCGAAAACTTCGGCGATTTTCTTTTGGCTGGGGGTGTAATCCATCTCGATGCATCCGCAAAGATCGAATGTATCGACCTGTTTACTCACTTCCATTTCTTCCAGGACGTCCCGAATTTCAGAAAGGACGCCGTGAGAATCTATGTCATAGCTGCCGCATGCAGCAAGCAGGGCATCGCGGTCGTCCTCGTCAATAGCATCAATCGCAATGCCTGTGCACTCCAGCAATTGAAGGACACGGTTATAGGTTTCCTGCTGGTCGATCCGGCTTCGGCTTGCGATCTTATCCAGGAAATAGCCATCGTCCATGCGCCCGATCAGATGCAGGAAGCTCTCGGTTTTGGGCGTCGGGTGCCATCCATAGGAGTAGTTGCCGCAATCGCCGGTAATGCTGATCTCATACCGGTCAAGGTCGAGCTTGAAAACCGCCCATAGGCAGGAGCCGTAATCCGGATCGCTTTCTTCCTGCGTCAGGCGGATCGTGATGATCCGCGGCTTGATTCGTTCAAGTTTCATTGGCCGTTTTTACCTCCTGAAGGTGCCGGGCGTATTCCCGGTTGATCCGATCTATAATGCTGTTTATAGTGGTCTTCGAGTTGAATGTGAATTCAAAGCATATAAGGATTTCATCACTGAAAACCTTTCTGCCCATAACCTTGCAGGTTTTTCCGTCAAATTCGACGCCCGCATAGCGAAGAGTATAGGAGTGCTCTGCTCGGGCGAATGCCTTTCTGACCTTCTGGCGGGTTATGTACTGTGTACCTTCAAGGATTTCCTCGCCGAGAAGATCCTTGTCGATCAGCATGAAGCTTTCATTTCCGTATTCGCAAAGTCTGTCACTGCCGATTTCGCGGATCATAGCTGTTCCCTCGTGATTCGGTGGTGTGTGGATATATCCAACCATAAAATCGTTTGGCTCAATGGAAGTAGACGCTACCACGAGGTCGCCGGCTTTTAATTTCTTGCGTTCGTCGAGAAGGCCCGGCTGAATCTCTCTCCAGTGGCGTATTGCGTCAGGACTATAGAGAGCGCGCTGATAGATTCTCTTTACAAGCAGAGTAAGGATTCTTTCTTTGTCCGTCATTCCGCCGTGTCCTCCTCGTCAACCTCCTCCATCCACTGATGCACAATACAGTCGTCACAGCTTGACCGTTCGCAGTATTCCAGCGCCGGGCAATCTCTTCTGTGATGTGCCTCGTACGCCTTTTTGAAGATGCTCTCAAAGTCCGGGATGTTGCCCGCCCGCGCAGGAGCCAGCAGCTTCAGCGCGTGGCCCAGGTAGCCCCAGGGGTCAAAATCCCCGAACACTTCCGCCGGCGCGGTTGGCTTCATCGTGTCGTCATCCAGAATGCCTACGGCCACGCTGCCGCCCTCCGGGTCAGATTCAAACCGCGCGGTGCTCTCCTCAGTAACATTGCCGTTTTCGTCGATCTTCTGCCGTCCGAGGAAGCAATGCCCTTTCGCAAGAAAGATCATTCCGCCTGCTCCTCTCCAACTTCGACGCCGCGGGCTTCGAGCTCGCGCCGCCAGATGGCTTTGACCTCCGGCGCACAATGCGCCATTGCGTCAGCCCAGGTAGGCCAGCGCCCGTGCTGATCGTAAAACTTGTACTGATAGCACAGACTGTCCTTGTTGTGCGGCATTTCAGGCTCGTGCTTTACCGCGCACATCGGGCAAGTGCCCTCCGGCGTCGTGCCTAAAAGCACCGCGCCGTGACGTTCTTTCAGATAGCCCATCATCCGCGCTCCTCTCTGTCCCACGGGAATTGCCGCAGCATGTTTTTCTCACCGATGATCGGGATCAGGCTGTCCTTCATGAATACCGGCTTGCCGCGCTTGCGGTATTCGTCTGTGATCGCGTCGATCCATTTCTTTTTCGGCGTGACCTTTTCCTTGCGCCGTCCGGTCTCTGCACCGATGATTGCCCAGTCGGTACGATCTGCTTTGTTGTTGTCCGAAATGATAAGCCCAAATTCTGTAAGCACTGGCTCAAAGCTCACAAAGGTGTGGTAGCCCCCCCCGTAGAACGCAGGCATGTCCGGGGTGGTAGCGGTGCTGCCGTACCAAAAGTTATCTTCGCGGGGAAGTCGGCCAGCAAGAGCAAGGGAAAGATAACGCTCGGGGTTTTTGGTGAGGAACAGATAGCGGTGCTGCGGCGCTTCCCGGCAGGCGTCAAATACCGCCTCGATCCATTCATCCGGCACCCAGTCCCCGAAGAGATCCGCCATGCTGCATACAAAGATCGTGCGCGGTTCTGTCCACTTTCGCGGTTGGGACAGTCTGTATTTGTGGAAGGTCGGAAAAAAGCCCATCGGGTAGGGCACAACGCGCCCTTCCGGCTTGTAGGGCTTTTCGAGTTCAAGCATGGTGTCCATGCCCTCGTCGCTGTCGAGCTTGGCCGCGCCCTCCATGCCCGGATCCCCCAGGCACGGCGTGCAGGCCGGGGCGAAGCGCTGCGCGATCTTCCGCGCATAGCAGTATTCGCAGCCGTGAAAGCAGCCCGTGACGGGGTTCCACGTCGCGTCAGCCCATTCAATTTTCGTTTTGTCCATGGTGTTGGCCTCCTCTTATCTAAAATCAGGGCCCTCTTTCGCAAGGGCCTGTTCTGCTTCTTCTTTGGTCGGGTATGCTGCCCGGTATCCCGGCTCCCGGTGCCCCAAAATGGCAAATTGATTGTAGGTTTTCTCCTGCCCTCTGACGAAGGGATTCGGAGCGACGAACACAATATCCAGACTGATAGAACACGCGGCCTCTCTTACGTAGATCGCCAGCTTTTCCACTTTGCATAGTAGCACTTGGTCGCCGACGATGGCCCACAAGGTATCGCCAGGGCTGCACGGGCTTGTGATGGTTTTTTCGGTCATGGCGTTGGCTCCTTTCCGTAGGCGGCTTTTACTTCCCGCATGATTCCGGCAACGCTGTATTCGCCATAGTCGATAAAGCAGGAAATAGCATCTTCCAGGTTATCCGCGTTCTCCGCGTCAGAAGGGATCTGATCGGCGTCGATGCACATATCCTCGAGAGCTCGATAGACAAGCGCCGTGGCGGCAGTTGCTTCCGTTTGCTTCTTTCTGGCCTTTTCAAGCAGGCTCTTGAATCGCCTGAAAACAAGCTCGTCGTTGCACTCTTCCGTGGTCATTTCGCTAATCGGTTTTCTCATGGTGTTGGCCTCCTCTATAGTCCATCGAATGTCAGTTGCTTTTCGACGGCCCAGCCGTCCAGGAACATATCAACCTGCGAGGAGTGTGCAGCAAACCGCTTTTCCTGCAAGTCGAAGTAGATTTTTTCTTTCTCGTACCCGGTGAAGTCCAGCCCCAGGGTATAGGCCGCAATGCGGGAGCTGCCGGATCCAAGATGCGTGTCTAAGAGGCGATCGCCTCGCTTAGTGAAGTTTTTATAAATCCAGGTGTAGAGCGCAACGGGCTTCTGCATCGGGTGGATCCTCTTCTCGTTGAGGCTTTTATCGCCCTGCATTTTCGTACCATCGCCCGGCATGCCCTGACACATTCCGTTCCACATATAGCGGAATATCCGTGTTTTGGAATTAAACGAGGTCCAGGCAAGTTCGGCGTCAGCGAATTTGATCCCCTCCGGATGACACTTATCCCATACGATCCAACATTGGCTATCTCGGGCAATTTCCTTAACGAAGTAATTGCCCCCCCAAATGATTTGATTTTTGGAAACGCGAAACAGTTCCTTGAAATAGTCGGCTCCCGTTTTCTCCTGCTTCCAAGCCGCGTCATGGTGTTTCGGATGTGGCCCGACACCGCCTTGGCTCTTGCCCGTAATGTATCCGCCCGCCGTTACGTCGCCGTATATAGGATCCACAACAGCGAGATCAAAAGCATTATCCGGCATTTCCCGCATGGCTATCATGCAATCCATGTTGTATGCGATGTTCACGCTCATTCAAACACAACCTCTGTACCATGCTCTTCCCGCAGCGCGCGCCGGATATCGGGATAGGAAACATAGCCCTTATCAATGCTGTCACAGAGATAAAGGATCTCGTCTCTCAGCTGCAACACATCCTCGTCCGGCGCGTCGTGCTTGTCGATCAGCACCCAAAGCGTCAGGTTTGCCATGAACTCCATGCCGAAAGCCCGGCCTTTTTCCTCCGCCCTGTCAACGTCGGCCTGCGTTCTGGGGATCCTTTTCGGATTCGTTTTCTTCTTTCCCATGGCCGCACCTCAGACCGCCATCGCCTCTTGGAGCTCGCGCAGGGTGTTGAAGCGTTTCCCGCACATTTCCGGCAGATTGGCGCGTACAAGCGCCTCGGCCATCGGCGGGCTGACTGAATTTCCTACACGGGCAACCTGCTCGCACTTGGGGTATTCATGCCCGGTATAGTCCCGGTCGATGATATAATCGGCGGGAAATCCCTGGGCGGAAAACAGCTCGCGCGGCGTCAGCATGCGCATCAGAATGTCCCGGATATACCGCCATGCACCGCGAATCCATATCAGAAGGATTTCGTTTTCTTTCAGCGCGTAGCCGCAGTATTGGTTGAGAAGCGCGCGCACCTTCGGCCAATGGCCAAGATCAGCGCCGTCCTCGTATTGCACAACCTGGCACCCCGCTGCTGCAAACTCTCCCCCGCCCGCGGTAATCGTCTGAAGGGGCGCGGTCGGGCTCTGCCCCAGGTCGTTTCTTTTGAACTTCACAACATGAGCGGTAATCAGCGACTGGCTGCCTGACCCCGTTATGGTGTTCACGGGCAGCTCCGGGCTGTTCCCCTTGCCGTGATATCCGCCGGCGTGGAAGGGCTGCAAGATCGCGGTTGTCAGCGCTTCCCGGTCGCGCGCCGTCGCCGTGTGCATCGGCTCGTCAATGGAAATCGGCTGCCCGTTTCCGTAGTATTCGATCAAGTGCGCGGCGACAAGCGCGTTGCGGTTGGCCCCGTCCAAGGTTGGAAGCGGATTATCAAGGTTGGCCGTCCTGGCCTTCTCGCCGTCTTGCTCCGTGTGATACTGGATTATCTGCGCCGCTGCGACGCCGAAAGCATGATGGGATGAGATCGTGGGCAGCGGTTTATCCGGCCGCTGGAATCTGTCGCCGCCGGCGTGATTGCATTGCACGAGCTCCGCCGCCGCAAGGACCTGATTGCCAGCTGACGTAATGGTATGTACCGGCTTGCTTGCGGGCGATCCTACGCTGTGCGCGGTATTGGGAAATGTAACAGGCGCGAGTATGGGATCGACCAGAGGCAGCGGCGCATTGATGTCATGCACGCGCGGCGCCTGCCCTTCACGCTCGCCGTACCCAGTTGGCACAATAAACGGATCCCCGCTCCTGATCGTGAACTTATCCACGCCGCGGATGATCCGGCGCATGGTGTTGTCGGCAAGCGGCCTCTGAGCATTGACGCCGTACTGCTCCTTGATCTCCTGGCGGCTGGCAAAAATGGAGTACATCGGTTCGTTCCAGTCGATGATCTCCGCTGCGCTGCGCCACGGCTTGCATTTTCCGCTCCGTACCTCCTCGCTGTCGGCCGGCGCGTGCGTCCGTTCCGGCCACACGACCGGGCGCCCGTCGCGGCGGGCAACAAGCGCAAAGCGCTTCCTCGTGGTAGGCGCGCCGTAATCAGCCGCTACCAACTCGCGATAGTCCAGCTCATAGCCAAGGCCAGCAACAAGCTGCTTTGCCTCCGGGCTGAATGGCGCGATCTTCAGGAACTCGCAGGCTTCCGGCAGCGCCGGGTGATCGGCGGGGATCCCGTGCGAAAGCATACCGATAAAGCCTTGGAATGTCTCGCCCTTGCGCGCCGGATCCGGCACCATAGCTCTCTGATCCTCGGGGATGATTTCACCCGGCTCGGACACGACGAGCTTTTTCTTGCCCTTTTCGTCGCGTATGCGCTTCATCGGCCGCCCGGTCTCTTTATCCAGCAGAGGGATAAGCGGCCCCCACGTCTGGATTTCCTCGACGTTCTCCATAAGGATCACCTGAGGCGGGTTTTCCAGCGCCCAGCGCAGAATGACCCAGGAGAGCCCTCGGATATGTTTGTCTACAAGCGGCTCGCCCTTTGCCTTGGAGAAGTGCTTGCAATCCGGAGACGCCCAAAGCAGGCCAACAGGCTGCCCGTCTGTCACCTTCACCGGGTCGACCGTCCAGATATCTTCTTGGAAATGCGTGGTGAAGGGGTGGTTGGTCCGGTGCATCAGAATAGCCGCCGGGTCGTGATTGATGGCGATATCAACAGGCTGGCCGGTGGCGTTCTCCATGCCGAGGCTCGCCCCGCCTCCCCCTGCGAAAAGATCCACGATCCGCATACGGAAAAAGTTTACTTGCGCCTGTTTCATATGGTGTTGGCCTCTCGTTTACGTTTTTTCTTGATCTTCCCTCTGCACCAGGTCGGCCGGTAAATCCCAAACGGCCTGCTGAAGGATGAAACAGCTACGATCCGGTGCGTGCCCATTACGGGCTTTTCCGGGTCGCAGCATTGCGCTGTGTAATAATCGTAACGGTTGATAGGCGGGTCATATTTCAGTTCCGCACAGCCGTCGCAAAAGCGATCAGAGTTCATCTGACAAGATGGGAATTCATCATGGTGTACATGGAAAGATATTTGCGGACACCGCCCCAAAAGTCAAAGCCTGCGGATCTAAGTGCCTCGTGGAAATCCCGGCGCTCGATGGTGCCGTCTATTCCGCCCGCGAAGCTTGCGGCTGCATTGGTCAGCCGTTCCATGATATCCATGCGGTCGGCCATGCTCTCGCCATGGCTCCGGCGTAATGGAGTGTCCGCAAGGTCATTGTCCGCGCGTATCAGTAGGCCGCACGTTTCAACGGAATAGTTGAAATATGACCAGGGACGGGGAGGCGCGATCAGATGATGTCGCGTTTCAGGAACGATCCGTGCGGTCGAGGCAGGCTTGATATGCCGGCCCTCATACTCACCCAACAATTTCCCAAGCCACTCAAACATTGCTTCTGTTTTCACTCCTTAACCTTCCCTCCGTAGAAGATCCGATAAGTCGAGCCGTAGCAGTTCCTCCCGCACCAATCGCAGGGCTTCCGCTCCTTCTCCCCTTTTCGGATTTCCTCGTGGATCAGTCCGGCAGCAACGACGTCCTGCCAGCACTGAGCGCATAAATACTTTTCGACCTGTTTCATCTTCCGCCTCTCCACAATCCTGTAATCCACGATTTCAGCCAAATTCTGAAGCTCGTCCTTTCCTTTTGCCCGGCGTAGGTCACTGTAGTCGCTTCCCACGTCTGCATCCGGTAGCCGTTCGCCTCCGCCTGCAGGAGCGTTGTACCGCCCCCGCTCACCAGCACAGCCCGATCGTCCCAGTATTCATCGGCAGACAGCTTTCGCGGGTCGTCTCCGTACTGTTCGATCCTCTCGGGTATGTTACTGTTGATGGCGTCGAATTTGATTCCGTGGTTGAGGCACCAGGAAACAGCCTCGTCCAGCAGCTTGCCCTCACGGTTGGTCCACAGAATGATGCGGTCGCCGGCAGCCTTTCGCCGGGTCAACTCGTGGATGATTGGCCAATGCGGCTTTCCAATACCCGGCCACGCTTCATCACACAGCGTCCCGTCAAAGTCCACGGCGATCACTTTCATATTGCTTGCCCCTCCGCCTTGCAGCCGTCGATATAGGCTTTCATTCGCAGCGCCAGCAGGTGGCCGATATCGCTTATCAGCTTTTCCTCGGCCTCCTCGGCGCCGTCTTCTGCTTTGATGTACAGCGGAACAGCAGGCAGGAACTTTCCGTCCGGGCCGCGCATGGCCGTCACGCCGACCTGGATGTACTTTTCTTTTTTTGCCATGCTCATGTTTCCTTTCTTCTCGACGTTTGGCTCCCCGGGAGAGAGGAGCAAGGGGTTTATGCTTCCATGCGTCCTGCGTCGTAGATTTCCTGAACTCCTACGCCAAGCGCCTTTGAAATTGGGATCAAATCCACTGCCTTTATTACTTTGCGGTTGTTCAGCATGTCGCTAAACTGCTGCTGTGTATAGCCCGCTCTCTGCGCGACGGCTTTCTGGATCATCCCTTTTTCAACGATCAGGCTCTTGATTCCGCAGGCAATAGGGTCTTTCTCCATTCCTGTCACCTCGCTTCTCAGTATTTCTGAACTCATGAGCATACTATCACAGTATTTCTTTACTGTCAATACATTTTTCTCAGTTTTTCTTTTCTTTTATATTGACTTTTGAATATTCAATAGATAGAATGGCATCAGAGGGAGGCGATGAGATGAGTATTGGATCGCGGATTAAGGAGCGGCGCGAGGAACTTGGCATCACACAAATACAATTAGCCGAGCAACTTGGTTTAACAAAAGGCGCTATCGGTAATTACGAAACTGACCAGAACTCTCCCAAAGCAAGCACGCTGTATAGAGTTTTCGATGTGCTTCAATGTGATGCAAATTATCTCTTTCAAGACGAACTTGGTGGGCAGAATAAAAAAGTTCTGCCTGAGAAAGACAGAACATTACTTAAATCGTTCCATCGGCTCAACGATGAAGGCCAGGAACAGTTATTAGATTATGCCGATACGCTCGTGAAGTCGGAGAAATTCAGGAAAAAATCTGACGCGGGCGAGCTGGCTTCTGAAGCGTAGGTGTCATGGATAGCACACTCGTTTGGGTCTTGGTAGGTTTAGCTGCCTTTATCGTTGTTGCCATAGCCTCTGCCGCCTATAGAGAGCATTACGGGATAGGAGAAGCCAAGGTTGTTTTTACTCGGGAGGACACGGGAACGACAGTTCATGTTGGGCATGGGTCGTCTCTCGGGGAGGCTGTGGCAGACGGCACGAAAAAACTGTATGACGATCTTTCATCTTCGTCCCGATATGAGACAGTCCATGTAAGATATAGGGCTATGGTAAAGACGCTTGCGGAAAACCGTGACCGAATGTTCCAAGATGATATAGCAAAGTGTGAATACTATATCCGGCAAACAAAGTCCATGCTTGACGGACGAGAAGCAGAGCAGGCAAAAATTCCGGAGAACCGCCGCTTTGTTGCTCAGCAGCGGCGTCTTATGACGGATTCCCTGCGCTACGATGTGATGCAGCGCGACGGTTTCCGCTGCCAACTGTGCGGTGCTACGGCGGCGGATGGATACAAGCTTCATGTTGACCATATCATTCCAGTCTCCAAGGGCGGAAAAACAGAAATGAGGAATCTCCGTACTCTTTGCGAACGCTGCAACATGGGGAAGGGCGCCAAGATTGAGACACCTTCTGAGTTGACACCGGAGGAGTTCGCTCGGCACATTGCAAAATAAAAAAGCCCGCCCCGGTTTCCCAGGACGGGCGCAAAATCAGCCAACACCACTTGTCCGAAATTGCATATATAGTATATCACGGACAAGGCGCTAAATCAAGGAGAAATACAATGAACGCAGTGATTTACGCCCGCTATTCCTCACATGGCCAGACCGAACAATCCATTGAGGGGCAGCTTCACGACAACTACGAATGGGCGCAGCGCCAGGGTATCACAGTAATAGGCGAATACATCGACCGAGCCCTCACCGGCACTAAGGATCAGCGCCCGGACTTTCAGCGCATGATTGACGACGCCGCAAAGAAGCAGTTTGAAATGATAATCGTCTGGAAGCTCGACCGATTTGCCCGCAACCGTTACGATAGCGCTATCTATAAGGCCAAGCTGAAAAAGTACGGGGTCAAAGTCGTTTCAGTCAAAGAGAACATCACCGACAGCCCCGAGGGCATCATTCTGGAAGGGCTGCTGGAATCCATGGCCGAATACTACTCTGCCAACCTCGCGCAGAATGTAAGGCGCGGCCAGCGTGAGACCATTGCCAAGGGGCAGTTTTGCGGCGGTCAGGTTCCCTATGGTTACAGGACGCAAAACGGAAAGCTGGTTATGGACGAAAAGACCGCGCCGGCTATCCGTTACGCATTTGAGCAGTACGCGCAGGGTGTCCCCAAGAAAGAGATCATCGACGAACTGAACCGCCGAGGCTTTCGCAGCAAAGGCGGCACTCCCCTGACCTATACCACGTTTCAGCGCGCTCTTTCCAACACCGTCTATATCGGCCAGTACAAGTATAATGGCGAGGTCGTCCCAAACCTTGCGGAACAGCTGATCGACAATGATACCTTTGATAAAGTTCAGACCCGTTTGAAGCTCACAGCCCGCGCTCCTGCGGCCGGGAAAGCGAAAGTCGATTACCTCCTCCAAGGCAAAGCCTTCTGCGGCTATTGCGGCGCTCCAATGGTCGGTGAATCCGGCCGCTCCCGAAACGGGGAGACGCATTATTACTATGCCTGCGCAGACAAGAAGAAGAAACACAGCTGCAAAAAGAAAAATGAGCGCAAGGAATTTGTGGAATGGTATGTCGTAGAGCAGACCGTACAGTACATCTTGACGCCAAACCGCTCCTCCCTTGTCGCAAGCGCCGTGGTTGAAGAGTATAAAAAAGAGTTCTCCTCCGGCCGAACTGCCGATTTAGAAAAAGCGCTTGTGCGAATTGATCGGGAATCCGAGAAACTTCTTGATGCTCTTGTTGAAGCTCCTAAGGCCGCCCACAAAAAGATCTATGACCGCATGGAATCCCTCGAAGCACAGAAAGCTGAGATAGAATCCGATCTTGCCCGCCTCCGCATTGCGCAAGGGATCCAGCTGTCAGAATCTGAAGTGCGCGCATGGCTCAAAACCTTCTGCTCCGGAGATCCCCTTGATCCGGAGTTCAGAAAACGGATCATAGATGTGTTTATCAATTCCATATTCCTTTATGACGACCGTGTTGTGATCTTCTATAACATACGCGGAGGCAAGCAGGTCTCATACATTGACCTCGCTTCCTCCGACCTTCCCGCCGTAGAAAATGGTTCGAATTTGAATGCGTTTGCCCCACCAAGCAAAAACACCGCCTGTGAAGGCGGTGCTTTTGCTTGGTATGGGTCTTTGTGAAGACGGATTCGAAGGGGAGGCGTGTCAGAAAACGTGCCGGTGGCACGTTTTCCCGCTGACCCGGCCCGTCCGCAGACGGGCGAATCCATCTTCCCCAACCAGCAGGAAGCACCATCCGATTGGATGGTGCTTCCTGCTGCGTATTTGTTTTATATTCGGTTAAACGCGGCCG